ATGCACCCGTCTCTCCCCAGCATTTTTTCCCAACCCCCGACGCTAGGAGCAACCAATGGACCCGTCCGCAGTGTGGACGTTTGAACCGGCCGCCGTGACCCTCACGCCCGAGGCGCAGGCTGCCATCGCCGAGCGCGAGGCACGCCTGAGCGTCGCCGAGCTGGCTGTGCGTCGCGCTGCCGAAACCGGCAACGGGTTCACGGAAACCGCCGAGGCAATCTGGCGCTTTGTCGACGGCGCATCGTGACCGCGCCGCGTATGGGCACGACGGTCGAGGATGCGATCGCGTTGGTTGAGGCGCAGACGATCGGGTATGTGCAGGCGTTCGACGTCGCACTGATCGTCGCGCTGTCCGAGCAGGTGTCGGACGACGGCCGGGGCGCCGCGTACAGCGACCCCGCAATACAGGCGCTAGCGGAACGCTTCGACGAGGTTGTCGCCGAGGTCGCCGAGCATTTCGGGTTGACGTGATGGCGCCCCGTGTTGGTGTCGTCGCGGGCGGCAAGGGCCGCGCGCACGCGATCATCGCCGAGCTTGGCCTCGCCAACGCCGTTGCCATTTCGCCCCGCGGGTGCACCGGCCGCGGGTTCGCCCTCGACGTCCTGGTGCTCGACGAGTCGTGCCTGCCTCTGAGCGAGCGCATGTGCGGCGAGGTAATGCCGTCGCTGCTCGGTAGCCAGCTCGGCCACGTGTACGAACTGCGGCGGCACACCGGACCCCCGCAGACCTGATCCAACACCCCGGCCCGCGCGTGAGTGTGCCGCGCCGGTCGGGGTGTTACCAGGGTGTCTAGCTCAATTGGTAGAGCAGCGGTCTCCAAAGCCGCCGGTTGCAGGTTCGAGTCCTGCGGCGCTCGCACATTTTCTCGCGCTGGCTACTTCGCCGGCCAAGCCGTAATCGCACGTCAAGCACCCGAGGGGCTGCTCAGAGCTAATCCGACCACACCAAGGAGATTCATCATGCGCGCACCTGCGACCGTCGAGGTACCTTGCCCGGCTTGCGGCGAGCCGATCGAGCTGTCGCTCGGCTACGAGATCCGCGAGCCTGAGCCCGACGCGACGACCGCGCCGGTGATCGTGACGACGCCGGATCTGCAGGAGCGCGCGCAGGCGCACGGCGAGGTGTGCCCGGTGCTGTCGGGCGGTGGCCGCGATGAATAAGAGCATCACGCAGGCCGCTGCCGACAAGGACCGTTACGCGCTACTTGTTGCCATGCAGACACGTGTCGCCGAGGCGATCGAGGACCGCGAGACACCCGCGCGTGACCTGGCCGCGCTGACTCGCCGCTCGATGGAGATTGCGAAGGAAATCGAGGCGATCGACTTGCAGCGCCAGGAGAAGGGCGACGGTAAGCCCGAGGTACCGGCTGATGAGCCGTTCGATGGTTCGGACCTCTGAGCCGAGGCTATCCGAGGTTGCTCGCCACGTAATCAAGCCCGAGGGCATCGTTTCGACGTCGTGGCCGTCTGTGCGCCATGAGTGCAACGTCAACATGGGTTTGCACTTCGACCGCTGGCAGGACGACCTCGGAAAGCTGGTATGCGCCAAGCGATCCGACGGCCTATACGCGGCCGACATGTTCGCAATGTCGATCCCGCGCCAGACCGGCAAGACCTACTTTCTCGGCGCCCTGGTGTTCGCGCTGTGCAAGATGAATCCCGGCACAACCGTGATTTGGACTGCGCACCGTGTGCGCACGGCGGCCGAGACGTTCAAGAGCATGTTGGGCCTCGCCAAGCGCGAGGAGATCGCACCGCACATTGCGAGCACGCCGTCGGGTAACGGCAAGGAGGCCGTTCACTTCACGAACGGTTCCCGAATCCTGTTCGGCGCCCGTGAAAAGGGCTTCGGTCGCGGGTTCGCCAAGGTCGACGTTCTGATTTTCGATGAGGCTCAGATCCTCGGCGAGAACGCGATGGATGACATGATCCCGGCGACCAACGCCTCGCCTAACGGTCTGATCCTGTTCGCGGGTACGCCGCCGAAACCTACTGACCCCGGCGAGGTGTTCACCAACCTGCGGCAGGAAGCGATCGACGGCGAGAGCGACGACGTTGCGTTTGTCGAGATATCGGCCGACGAGAACGCCAAGCCTGACGACGAGTCGCAGTGGCGCAAGATGAATCCGAGCTACCCGCACCGGACGTCGGCGCGCTCGATCATGCGTATGCGTAAGGCGTTGTCGGAGGACAGCTTTCGTCGCGAGGCAATGGGCATATGGGACAAGATCGGCGTGCACAGCGCCGTGGTCAAGCCTGCCGTGTGGCGCGACCTGGGCGACCCGCTCGGCCCCGGGGACGGCGCTAAGCCGAACGCCCTCGCCGTCGACATGTCGCACGGCGGCGCTATCTCGATCGGCGCCTGCTGGCTGATGGACGCCGACGGCCGACACGTCGAGCAGGTATGGGCGGGCGATGACACCGCGGCGGCCCTCGATTGGGTCGAGGCCCGTGCCGGGCGTCGCATCCCTGTGGTGATCGACGGCGCGAGCCCCGCGGCGGCGATGGTGCCAGAGCTTAAGCGTCGTCGCGTCAAGGTCCGCGTGACCACGGCGGGCGATATGGCTAAGGCGTGCGGCCTGTTTGAGAACAACGTCAAGGGCGACACCCTGACCCACGGCGAGCAGCGCGACCTCACCGAGGCGCTTGCTGGCGCCCGTAAGCGACCGATCCGCGATGCGGGCGGTTGGGGCTGGGACCGGCGCGACCCGACGTGCGTAATCCATCCACTAGTTGCCGTGACGCTGGCCCTGCTCGGCGCGCTCGACGCGCCGAAGCGATCGAGCGGCGGCGCAATGTTCGTGTGAGAGGGGGCCGCGTGATCCCGCAGCCATATGTCGACGACCAGCTCGACGAGCCCGAGGTCGATTGGCCTGCAGACGGTTTGGCGCGTGAGGACATCGGCAAGGTTGTCGCCGACATGTACGCGCTGCACCTCGGCGATAAGGGCACGTTCGACCGGATTTACGACTACGTGAAGGGTGAGCGCGGCAAGCCGAACGTTCCCGACGAGGCAAGCGACGAGGTGAAAGAGCTTGCCGGGCTGTCGGTTAAGAACGTGCTGCGCATGGTCCGCAACTCGTTCACGCAATCGCTGTCGGTCGTCGGGTACCGCACGCTCACGGCACAGCAGAACGACCCGGCGTGGCAGATTTGGCAGGCCAATCGCATGGACGCCCGGCAGGCCGAGGTGCATCGCCCGGCCGTGCAGTACGGCGTCGCGTATGTGGTTGTGACGCCCGGCGTCGACGGCAAGCCCGAGATTCGGTGCCGGTCACCGCGGCGGCTGCTCGCTGTCTACGACGACCCGGTGCTCGACGAGTGGCCGCAGTACGCGCTTGAGACGTGGGTGACGAACAAGGACGCCAAGCCGCACCTGCGGGGCGTTCTGTACGACGAGCGGTACATGTACGAGCTTGACCTCGGCGAGCTACCGACGACCGTGGCGGGGCAGACGGAACTGTCGACCAAGCCGGTGTCGGTTCGCAACGTCGACGACGTGATCGAGCACAAGGCGACCAGTGACGGTAAGCCCGTGTGCCCGGTCGTGCGGTTCATCAACGACCGCGACGCCGACGACATGATCGTCGGCGAGATCGAGCCGCACATCGGTATGCAGAAGGCGATCAACTGTGTGAACTTCGACCGGCTGATCGTGAGCCGGTTCGGCGCCAATCCGCAGCGCGTGATCAGCGGTTGGACCGGCAGCAAAAACGAGGTGCTCAAGGCATCGGCGTTGCGGGTCTGGACGTTTGAAGATCCCGAGGTAAAGGCGCAGGCTTTCCCGCCAGCATCGGTCGAGCCGTACAACGCGGTGCTCGCCGAGATGGTCGAGCACGTCGTGATGGAAGCGCAGATATCGCCGTCACAGGTGAAGCTCGTCAACGTCAGCGCCGACGCGCTGGCCGCCGCAGAGCACCGCGAGCAGTTGAAGCTCGCCAACAAGCGCGAGAGTTTCGGCGAGTCGTGGGAACAGGTCATGCGCCTGGCCGTCGAGATGGACAGCAGCACCGACACGCAGCCCGACAAGGCCGCCGAGGTCATTTGGCGCGACACCGAGGCCCGCTCGTTTGGTGCGGTCGTCGACGGCGTGGTCAAGCTCGCGCAGCAGGGTGTGCCGATCGAGTATCTGCTGCCGCTTGTGCCTGGCATGACGCAGCAACTCATTCAGGCGATCAAGGATGCGATGCGCGGCGGCTCGACCAAGACGCTGATCGACACGCTGCTCAACAATCCCGCGCCCCCTCTACCGGATGCGCCACCCGTCGCCGAGGTCGTCGACGGGCAGGCGCCCAACGACGACGGGAGCGCGCAGGGTGACGACGGCGGTACGGGAGTTTCAGGGAGTCCTCAGTGAGCTAGCGGGGCGCGTCGGCGGGGCGATCGACACTCTGATGCCGCACCTTGCCGACGTCTCGCAGCGCGACGGCATGGCGTTGATCACCGACGCCTATCCGGCGCTGGTCGACCGTTTCCTCGGCCCCGCTGGTGATCTGACGGCGCAGTGGTACGCAGAGCAGCCCGGCGGCATCGAGGGGTTCGTCGCCGAGCCTGCGGCCCTGCCAGAGCCCAGCCAGCTCGCCGCCAACGGCCGGTGGGCACTGCTGCAGAAAGACCCCGCTCGGGCGATGCGGGGCTCGTCGACGCGGGCCGTGTTCAACCAGTCGCGGCGCACTGTGCTGGACAACGCCGAGCGCGAGGGCGTGCGGTGGGTGCGGCACGCGGCGCCGAACGCCTGCGGGTTCTGCCGGATGCTCGCCACGCGCGTGCTGACGATGGACGACGAGGCCGCGCCGGGGCTGTACCGCACCAAGTACAACGCGCTGCACCCGCACAGCGACAAGCTCGACGCTGCGGGGCACGATCACTGCAAGTGCGTGGCCGTGGCGCTGCGCGACGGCCGGGCCTACGAGGCGCCCGACTACGTGCACGACTGGCTCGTCGACTACCAGGCCGTTGCACGCACCGACGACGGGTATCTGCGCAGCCCCGGCGCCATCGCCTATGCGATGGAGGCCCGCGGCAAGGAACGCACGCGCCTGCACCAGGTCGGGCAGTGGCTTGACGCCGAGGATGAGCACCGGCACGCGGTGGCCTACTGGGAGGCGGTCGACGCCGAACTCAACCGCATCTTTGAGCCTGAGGCCGAGCCGATCGAGGCACCAAATCCGAAGGGGCGCAAACCGAAACGGACGCTCGATGACGTCGAGGTCGAACTCAACGCCGCGATGGAGGTCGGCGACGAGGCTCTGATCGACAAGCTCGTCGACGAAATGGACAAGATCGAGGCGCGCGAGAAGGCTGCCGCCGAGCGCCAGGCCGTGAAAGAAGCCGCGAAGCTCGCCGAAGATCAAGCCAAGGTTGACCGGATGCTCGACCTGATCGAGCGCGAGGGTTACGACCCCGTGGAGGCTGAGAGCGAGGTCTACGGCCGTTCGGTCGAGTCGATCCGGCGCCGCGACTTCATCGCCGAAATGCGCCGAGAAGGGCACACGGGCAAGAGCTTCGACGAGATGGTGATGTGGAAGCATCACGAACTCGCCACCGAGGCGTTCCGCGCGGCCGAGGATGCGACCAACGGCGTCATGATGAAAAAGCGTTACGGGTCAGGCGGTTTGAAGATCGACCCGGCGCGGCTGTGGACCGAGAACGAGACGACGGCGCGCAAGTGGATGAGCGAGGAAATGGCCGAGTGGTTCGACCAGCACGGCCGTGTGACGCGGCAGAGCATTAAGGCCGCAGTTCTCGCCGGGCGCAACGTGTTTCATCAGGATGCCTCGATGGTGAGGGACTTCCTGCAATGAGCTACCGCGACGAGATCCTCGCCGCGCGCAATGAGGGGCGCGCGGCGAGCCTTGGCGACCCAAACCCGTACAGCGGCACCGGCTCACGGGCGCGCATGTGGCGCCTCGGTTACCGCACGATGCTGCTCGACCTACTCAACCGAAGCCCCGCACGGCAAGACGTGCAGCGATCCGAGTAGTACACCCCCACAACAGGTTTCCCGCTGACCGCGGGATCGGCACAACTGAATAGGAGATGGCAAATGGACCCCGAGAACGAAGGCGGCGCAGCCCCCGAGGCACCCGAGGAAACCCCCGAGGGCGCACCCGAGAGCGGCAGCGAAGCGCCGAAGACGTTCACGCAGGCCGAGGTCGACGCGATGCTCGCGCCGCTGGCGGCTGCCAAGACCGAGCTTGACTCGATCAGGGAAGGCGAAAAGACCGAGCTGCAGAAGGCGCTCGATCGTGCGGCCGAGGCCGAAAAGCGGGCCGAGTCAATCGAGTTCGAGCGTCTGCGCGATCGCGTCGCGAACCGCGAGGGCAAGGTCGTTCCGATCGCATCCCTGACCGGCAAGACCGAGGCCGAGCTGATCGCCTCGGCTGATGCGCTGATCGCCTGGCGCGAAGCGAGCACGCCCAAGCCCCCGGAGAAGCAGCAGAAGCGCAACCCCGCTGGCGGTGGCGGCGGCTTCAAGAGCGGCGCAACGGGCGCCGATTCCGGCTCGACAGACCCCAAGGTCAAGGCCGTGGAAGCGTTGCGGCGCTTGCGGTCGGGCGAGTAGCAGCAACCCCTACAAACTCCGCCCGGGGATCGACCTCGGCGGTTGATTCACAACTGAATAGAGAGAGAGGCCAACATGGCTGACATTTCCCGCGCCGAGGTCGCCACCCTGATTCAGGATGCGTACAGCGATTCCCTGCTCGCCGCCGCGAAGCAGGGAAGCACCGTGCTGTCGGCATTCCAGAACGTCAACATGGGCACCAAGACCACGCACCTGCCGGTGCTGGCGACCCTGCCCGAGGCCGGGTGGGTCGGCGAGTCTGCCACCGACCCGAGCGGCGTTATCCCGCAGAGCAAGGTCACGTGGGCCAACCGGACCCTCGTCGCCGAAGAGGTCGCGGTGATCATTCCCGTGCCCGAGGCTGTCATCGACGACGCGACGGTCGCCATCCTGACGGAGATCGCCGAGCAGGGCGGGCAGGCCATCGGCAAGAAGCTCGACCAGGCCGTCGTGTTCGGCATCGACAAGCCCGCATCCTGGGTGAGCCCGTCGCTGGTGCCCGCTGCGATCGCTGCCGGGCAGGCCGTCGCTCACGTCTCGGGCGTGGCGAACGAGTTCGACCTCGTTGGTGCGTCGAACAAGGTCGCCGAGCAGATCGCTGTCGCCGGTTGGGCGCCCGACACCCTGCTGTCGAGCCTCGCGCTGCGCTACCAGGTCGCCAACGTGCGCGACGCCGACGGAAACCTCGCGTTCCGCGACGGTTCGTTCCTGGGCTTCAACACCCACTTCAACCGCAACGGCGCGTGGGCACCTTCCGCGGCCGTCTCGGTGATCGCCGACGCTTCGCGCGTCAAGATCGGTGTGCGGCAAGACATTCAGGTCAAGTTCCTGGATCAGGCGACCCTCGGCACCGGCGAGGATCAGATCAACCTGGCTGAGCGCGACATGGTGGCGCTGCGCCTCAAGGCACGGTTTGCGTACGTGCTGGGCACCTCGGCCACCGCGATGGGCGAGAACAAGACGCCGGTCGGCGTCGTGACGCCCGACGTCACCCCTCCGGCATAGCCAGTGCGCTACCGGCACAGCGTGACGGGCGCGGTCATCGGAGTGTCTGAGGGCTCTCTGCTGGCCGCGCTCGTCGTGCGCGACGACAACTGGACCGAGCACGACGAGGGGGCCAAGGATGCTGGCGACAGCGGACGACGTAAAGGCCGCGCTGCGCGCAATGGGAAGGCCCGAGCTGGCCGAAGCACTGCCGCCGGTCGACGACCTGCTGCAGGAGGCGAGCGACCTGGTGACGGGGCACCTGTGGCCGTCGGAGGTACCGACGCCGACGCCGGGGCCGATCTGTCGGGTAGTGGCGACGATGGCAGCAACGGTTCTGACACGGCCGAGGGAGATCCTGCCGGAAACGGCGAGTCTGCAGGCTGACGGGTTCGGCGTGACGTTCACGCCCGGCGGTAACTCGCCGGGGCCGTATCTCACGGCGGCGCTCAAGGCGCGGCTGCGGCCGTATCGCTCGGGCGTCTCGTCGGTGGCGATGGGGAGCGAGCGGTACTGATGTTCCCGACACCGTTCACAGTGCAGCACACGACCTTTGTCAAGGTCGGCGAAAACGCCGCCGGGCAGCCGCGCACCGAGCCACGCACACGGCCGCGACAGATTACGAGCCTGCGCAAGCGTGTGAATGAGCCCGGCACTGCGGCGGCCGACGCCGATCAGGTGGTCGTCGAGTACAGCATGGCGACACCCGAGAGCGATTGGGCGCACGACGATCTGGTCGCTGACTGGCTCGGGCGCGAGTTCAAGGTGCACGGCGAGGTCGACGACTACAACGGCGGGCCGTTCGGGTTTCGGCCCGGCTACCTGGTGACGCTGCGAAAGGTGGTGAAGCGTGCCGTACCGACCGCTTGACATGCCGTTCAGCGAGCACCGCGATATCCGCACGTCGCCTGAGATCAAGGCCGAGGTCGAGCGGATCGCCGCCGAGCTACGCGACCGCGCGGCCTCGATCGCCGACTCGCAAACCGAGATTGACGGCGCCGGTGACGGTTACGTGACTGTGGCAGCGCACAGCCGTGACCGTGCGCGGGTGTTCGTGCGCGCCGATTCCGGCGAGGCGATCGCCGCCGAGGATGACGTCGCCCCGCTCATGCAGGTGTCGGCAGAACTGGGGCCGTCGTGACGGTGCTACTGCCGCCGGTCGGCCCGCTGACGGCCGCACGGCGCTACCTGCTCGACGAGCTGGCTGCCCGCGACAACCCGCTGCCCGTCGGCGGCGAGGTGCCCGAGGGCTCGCCCGATTCGTACGCGCTGCTGTCACGGCCGGGCACAAGCGTCGACGTGTTCCTGCAGCACTCACTGATTCGTGTGCGGGTGTTCGATGCCGACCTTGTGCGCCTGGAGCGCAACGCCGATCTGCTGCACCGGCTCATGCTGCACGCCGTACATCGCAAGGTTGTCGTGCCCGACGAGGGCGAGGTGTGGATCACCGGTGCCACACACGAATACGGCCCGGCCGACCTCGACGACAAGCGCGTGCCGCTGTTCGGGATGCAGTCGGCCGTGTTCTGGACGATCGGCCTGCGCGCCGAGGCGTAGCTAGCTAATCCGCCGGCTCAGCTCGAGCACCGCGGTTGACCTGCAGCGGCCTGCTGCGGCGGCCCCACCAAGCAAACACACACCAGGACTACACACGTCCCTCGCGCACATGGGCGCGAGGGCGATTCACCGTGCCCTGACGGGCAGACAGGAGAAAGTCATATGACCGCGCCCGTTACGCCCGCTCTGGGCGACGCAAGCAAGGTTTTCGCGGCCTCGCCGTCGGATCTGGAAACAGTCGGCGGCCTGTGGTTCGCACCGTTCGGCACGATGCTGCCCGAGGACGTCGACGAGCCCCTCGACGACGCTTTCAAGAACCTTGGGTTTGTCTCGGCCGACGGCGTGACGGTCAAGATCGACAGCCAGACCACGCCCATTGAGGTGTGGGGCGGCGACGAGATCGGCGCGCTGCGCGACAAGTTCTCGATCGAGTACAGCATGTCGCTGTTTCAGGTGCTCTCGCCCGAGGTCAACGTCGCGATCTTCGGTGACGGCAACGTGTCCACCGCGGCGGCCACCGCTATGCACGGCGCCCGCATGAAGGTGCTCATCAACAGCAAGCTGCCCAAGCGGTGCAGCCTGGTGCTCGATTCGGTGTACGAGGACAAGATCATTCGCCAGGTCGCGCAGATCGCGCAGCTGTCTGGTCTGGCCGACATCAAGCTCGTTCACAACGCGCCGATGGCGTTTGAGCCAACGTTCAAGGTGCTGAAGGGCACCGACGGCAACCACGTCATCCAGTACAGCGACGACGGCGTGACCGTCGGCGTCTAGTACCGGCACCCCCCAAGACGGCACCCCGCGCGCTTAATCCTGGTGGGCGCGCGGGGTGCTCACCCAATTGCAGGACACACCAGGGAATCCCAGGAAAGCACAACAGGAGGTAGTACCCGCATGGCAACCAAGACCACCAAGACCACCGACCCCGCCGTCGACGACGACCAGGCCGTCGAGCCCGTCGAGGCCGACGCCGACGAGCGCGCCTCGATCGCCGACGAGTGGCGCGACGAGTACGACGAGGGCACCGAGTTGTTCGTCGGCAAGTTCGACGCCGAGGACTTCGACCCCGATTACGGCGTCGCCGACTTCCCCGAGGGCGCAACCGTCGCCGTCAAGCGGTGCCTGCGCAAGCCCCCGCCGGGATGGATTCGGCAGCACGCGCACCTGTCCGACCTTGAGCGCACGTTCGCGCTCATCGAGATGCACGCCTGCGACCGCGCCCTTGAGGTGCTCGACAGCCTCGACGAGAAGCCATGGAATGACTTCGTCGAGGCGTGGGGCAAGGATGGCGGGCTGATCGAGGGAAAATCTCGCAGGTCCTCGCGGCGGCGCGGCAGGTAGAGGACGCAATACGCCGTGACCTGATCGTCGCGGGCCGCGAGTTCGACGACGGCACGCTGTGCTGGGAAGACCTGTACGCATTCATCTTCGCAAGCCCGCCGGGCTCGGCGATATTCCATGCCTTTGAGAAGGGCTGGAATACAACCGATTACCTACTCGCGCACGTCATCGACGCGCTGCGAGTCGGGCTGTGGCAGAAGACCGAGGATGCGCAGAAGAAACCCGCGCGCAACGTGCCTGAGCCGTTCCCGCGGCCCGGCGACGACGAGCACAAGCAAGGTGACGGCAAGTACGTCGCGGTCGGTTCGACCGTGGCGACCAAGACAACCGTCGGCAAGTTCCTAGAGATGCGCGCCGAACGCGAAAGGCGTTGGCGCGAAAAGCACAAACGCGAGTAGGGGGGCACAGTGGCGGCAACGTATTACCTGACCGTTATTCCGGAAACGAGCCGGGTTTACGACGGAATCCGTCGGGCGGCCAAGGCTGCCGACAACATCACTGTGCACCCGAAGGTCGACCAGCGGCAGGCCGAGCGAGACGGCCGTTCATACGGCGATCGCTTTAAGCGAGGTTTCTCGTCGGCCGCCGCTGGTATCGGGGCCGGATTGGGCGGCGTCACAAGCGGTTTCAAGCTCGCGGGTAATGCGGCGAGCACCGTGGTGCGGCACGTCGGTCTGGCCGCGACCACGATCGGCATTGCGGCCAAGCTCGCGCGCGGTTTCAGCGCGACGCTGCTCGCCAGCGCGACGGCCCTGCGCTTGGTCGCCGGTGTCAGTCTCGGCAAGCTGGCTGGCACCCTGGCGCTCGTCGCGGGCATCGCTGGGCGTCTCGCCCGACAGGTGCAGCGTGTGACGTCCGCGATTCTCGTTCTGGCGGTCGTCGGCAAGGTGCTCGGTTTCATGCAGCGCGCGGCCAAGATGATGGCGCTATTGACGATCGGCGCCTCGCTGCTGATCGGCATAGGGTCTGCGCTCGCGGTGACGCTCGGCAATGTGCTCGTCGCCGCGCTCATGTCTGTGGGCGCTGCGATGAGCGTCGCGGCCGGTGCGGCGGCCGGTCTGCTCGGGCCTGCGCTGATCGTCGCCAAGCTCGGGTTTAAGGGCCTGGCTGACGGTGCCAAGGAATTTAACGGGCAGTTCGCTGACGCCGACAAGGCGTTTAACCAAATGATCGGCGAGCGCATGGGGCCGCTGCTCAAGTCGTTTCGCGATCTAAAGCAAGAAATCACAGGCAATTTCAGCAAGGCGTTGTCTGACCCCTTCGTGTGGCTTGGTGGCGCCCTCGACGGGATTCGCCCCAAGATCGGCGGCCTGGCGACGACGCTCGGCAACCTCGGCGGTGAGGTCGCGGGCACGCTCAACAACCTTGCCTCGCAGGGTGTTTTCGACAAGCTGATCGGCGCCTCGGATCGTTTCTTTCAGAACTTCCTCGGTGAGTCCGGCGTCGCCGGGCTGACCGGCGGCCTGGTCGAGTTCGCGGCCACCGCTGCGGACACGTTCGCGGGTACCGGCAAGGGCATCAACGACGCGCTGCTCAAGGCTGGCGAGTGGCTGCGCGGCGTCGGCCCGGCGCAGATGAAACTGGTTTTTGCGACGATCACGGCGCAGATCAAAAACATCATGGCCGTGCTCGGCCCGGTGATCAACGGCATTCGGCAGATTGGCGGCGTGACAGCGCCCGCGCTTGCGCCGGGGTTCAAGGCAATTGGCGCTGCGATTGAGCAGGCCGTGCCTGGCCTGGTGCAGATGGCGCAGATTCTCATGCCTGCCCTGTCGCAGGTCATGGAGCGTCTCGCACCGGTGTTGCCCGCGCTCGTCGCGGCGTTCACGCCGTGGGCTGGCACGCTCGCTACGATCGCCCCGCCGATCGCGTCCATTGTCGCCAACCTCGCGCCCCTGGCCCCGCTGTTGCTCGTCACGGTCGGTGCGTTCAAGGCGATAGCCGTCGCGATGGCGCTCTACAACACGGTAATGCTCGCCATCACCAATGCGGGCCGCATCGCTACTGCGGTGCAATGGCTTTGGAATGCCGCGCTGACCGCCAACCCTATCGGCATCGTCGTCGTGGCGGTGGCTGCGCTGGCCGCGGGCCTGTGGGCTTTCTTCACGAAGACCGAGACGGGTCGCCAACTGTGGGACAAGATTTGGACGGCGATTAAGACCACGGCCTCTACGGCGTGGGAGTGGATCAAGCAGGCGTTCTCGACGGCGTGGGCCGCGATCGGGCCGGTGCTGCAGCGGATCGGCGAGGTTGCCTCGACCGTGTTCGGCGCGATCGGCGACGTCATTTCGTGGCTGTGGCACAACGTGGTGGTGCCAGCGTTTGACGCAATCTCGGCCGTGGTGAGCGTGTGGTGGGCTGCGGCTCAGGTCGTGTTCGCCGCTGCTGGCGCAGCGATCCGTGTTGTGGGTGAGGTCATTTCGTGGCTGTGGCAGAACGTGGCTACGCCAGCGTTCAACGCTATTGGCGGCGCCATTTCGGCGTTCTGGTCGACGGCGCAACCGATCTGGGATTTGTTCAAGGTCGCAATCGACGCGATCGGCGAGAAGGTCGGCGTATTCAAGGACGTGCTAGTGACGGCGTTCAACAAGGTGCGCGACGTCATCTCGGGCATGTGGGACAAGGTCGGCGGGATCTTCGACAAGGTGAAGAACGGCCTTGGCGCGGTCAAGGACTTTTTCAACTCCATTGGTGGCGGCGACGGCCCGACGGTCAACCTCAACGGCGGCGCAACCGGCGGGTATGTCAACGGCGGTAGTGTGCTGCCGGGGTATGCCAACGGCGGGCAGATCCGCGGCCCTGGCACCGGCACGTCTGACTCGATCCTCGGTTTCCCGGCAATGGTGCGGGTCGCCAATGGCGAGTTCGTCACCAATGCGCAGGCGACCGGCCGGTACCTACCGCTGCTGCAGGCGATCAACGCCGGTATGCCGCTGTCGGACGTTCTGGCGAGTCTGCTGCCTCGGTTCGCCGAGGGCGGCCTCGTTTCGGCCGACGATCTGGTCGAGTTCGCGCGTGGTGTCGACGGCAAGCCGTACGTGCGTGGTGGCGTCAATTGGGGCGACTGCTCGGGTGCGGTGTCGGCGATCGCCAACTACGCAACCGGCCGCGATCCGTTCGGCTCGCGGTTCGCCACGATGACCGAGGGCGACGAGCTGGCTGCCCGCGGGTTCAAGCCTGGTCTTGGCCCGGCGGGCTCGCTGTCGATCGGCTGGTACAACGGCGGCCCTGGTGGCGGGCACACGGCGGCGACGCTGCCGGATGGCACGCATTTCGAGATGGGCGGCGCCGCGGGCAACGGGCAGTTTGGCGGCTCTGCCGTCGGCGCTGACGCCTCGGAGTTCACCAACCGGATGCACCTGCCGCCGGAGGCGTTTACGGGCCTTGACGGCGACGGTACGACGGTCGGGTCGAGCACCTCGGCCCGCAGTGGCACGTACAGCGCGGCGACGAGTGCGCAACTGAGTGCCTCGTCGAACAAGGTCAGCAGTGCGCAGACCTCTGCGAAGAACGCCGACCAGGCCGTCGACGACGCGACGTACCGCAAGCAGAAGGCCGACCAGCGGCTCGCCGACGCCAAGGCCAAGGGCAAGGGCGTCGAGGATGCGCAGCATTCGGCCGACGTCGCCGACCGTGAGCTGAACGACGCAAAGGAGCGTCAAACCAAGGCTCACGACAAGCTCACCGAGGCAACCAACGCCGACACTGAGCTGCGCACTAAGGGCAAGTTCAAGGAGGGCAGCGCCTCGTCGAGTAAGGACGGGGGCCTGACGGGTGCGGACTTCGGCAAGACGTTCGTCTCTGGCGTGCTGGAGTCGATCGGCCTCGACGGGTCGCTGTTCAGCAATCCGCTTGAGTGGCCGACAGTCAAGTCGCTCATGGCGGGTGTCAACTTCGCGGGTGGTCTGCTCTCGGGCGGCGCCAGCGACGAGGTGGGCGGCGCAACGAGCCCTGGTGGCTTCGCTGGCGGGGCGGCCGACGCGGTGGGCCTCGGTGGTCTGCTGACGGCACTCGCACCCGGTGAGCGCAACCCTGCGGGCGACGCCGACGCGAACTGGACGGCACAGAGCGGCAGCCCCGCGCTGGCGCCCGGTCAGTTCAACCCGGCGGTGTCTGGCTCGTCGACCCTGGCTGAGGCTGCGGTCGGTGCCATGAGCGCGTTTGCACCCGACACGACGCAACACGGGCAGGCACAAGGCGCTGCGCCAGGTCCGCAGGGCGATGTCGTGTTCAGCGGCAACGTCGGCATGGACCCGGCCGCGCTGCGCGGCGAGTTCCGAAACGAACTCAACGGCCGTCGCCGCTACACCTAGCAGCTAACTCTCGGCGGGCCGTCGCAAGTCTCTGACCTGCGGCGGCCCGCTGAGCCGGCGTGCCTGCTGGCTATCAACACACACAACTGAATACGGGGTGACGGAACCGTGAGCCTTGGCGGCATTCACGACGATTTCTGGCTCGACCCGCCGAAGTACGAGAACGACGCCCAGGGGCGCCCGGTCTACGGGGCTGAGAACCCGGCGCATCCGTCCTGGCGGCGAATGACGAACTGGCACGACCTCGGTCGTAACGGCGAGTACCTGCGGTCGACGCAAACCAAGTGGGTCTATATCCACCCGAGCAACAACAAGATTTGGCACCTCGCCGGTCCTATGCGCGGCCGTGAGGGCGTCGCGATCCTCAAGGAACTTGAGGGCGTCATGCAGCCCGAGTTTGAAATTCTGTACAGCGAAGGCGCGTACACGATCGGCGCCAAGCCCGAGCGGGTCAACTACAAGAAACGCACGATCAGCCTCGGCGTAGTGGTGCAGCCCAACGGCAACGCCGAACGGATCGAGGAACCAAACCCGTTCTCGTATCGGCTGATCGAGGATTCCTGGTGGTCGTCGTGGTCTGAGACGGTGCCCGGTTTCCTCGGCTCGTTCACCCGTACGCACGGCTGGCGGTGGCTCGCGGTGCTGCTCGGCGAGGCATCCAAGACCTCGCTGACGGTCGATCCTGGCGGCGACAACGCCTCGATGCAGTGGAACATGACGCTACACGCGCCCTGGCCGTTCTACGCCAAGCGCACGCTGACCAAGGCGTGGCTTTCCGACCTTGAGAACGTGGTCAACAACAACGGTGTGGCGCAAGGGATTATCCAGATTCCCAACCGCGGCACGTGGGAGGCGTGGCCCAAGTACCTGGTGCGCGGCACGGGGCAGGCGACCGTGCAGGACGGCACCGACGGCCCGATCGTGAAGCTGCCGAAGCTGTATGCCTCGGACGGCGCTTACATGATGGTCGACACCGACCCGACTAAGCGCACGATCACAACCGAGAAAGATCCGGTAGACAGCCAGCTGTACAAGTATCTGCGCGGGTCGCAGTTGATCGACCTGCTGCTGCACGACGTCACTGCGAGTCGTCTACCGGCGCAGCGGCGTATTCCCGGCGGTATCGGTTTCGACGGCAAGGTGCCGCCGCGGTCGGTCGCACACATCAAGGTGACGCACGACAACCCGGCCGGGTCGGTGACGTGCATCATGCCGCAGAACTACCGCATGGCGTGGTCCTGATGTACGTACGGGATGGACGCAAGCTGTGGGTGCCGCCGACGATCGGCGGCAGCGGGGTGCCCGATCCGATCAGGAATCCGATCGAGGCGTACCGGTACCTCGACGCCAAGCGCGACCTGATCGACGCCGAGGCGCGAGAGAAGCCGCTTATTCGCCTGTGGGATAAGCAAATGCAGTACATCGGCACCGTGGCCGCCGAGAAGGCCGTCGACGCCGAGGAAATGCTGCACGACACCGGGCAAGGCGACATTGTGCTGCGCGGCGACGACTGGCTCGTCGACTTCATGCGTACCGACGTTCGCAAGGACGAAGACCTGCACATAACCATCGACCCGTACCCGCACCGGCGGTCGTGGCGGTGGCGGTGGGGCGCCAAGGTCACCAACGTGCGCGTAGCCCGCAACGAGAACGGGCTGCGCACAGTCACTTTGGAGTGCGCGCACAACCGGGAGCATTGGAAGCACCTGCTATTCGGGGCTACGCCATTCAGCGCCCCCGAGGTACAGCCCTTGCGCGCCTGGCTGCTGCCTGGCAACACGCGAACCATTGTCACCACAACGGGATTCCTCAACCTGGCGCGCAACTACTGGCCGCTCCTTGCCTTGCCAACGCAGGTGTTGAACCCCGGCGCGTGGATCGGCGAGTCGTCAAATGTGTTGAACCTTAACCCTTTGAACTGGCCCGTGCAAATGCAGTTCGTCAATCCGATATTCGACAGGTCGCGCCTGAGCGTGCTCATGTCGCGGTGGCAGAACGCGCACGACGTGTGCGACGCACTGCTCAAATACGCCGGGTGTCACGTGAGGGCGTACACGTGGCTGACCGAGGATGAGGACAGCCCGCACCCCGAGCTTGCGCTGCTCGTCGGCGAGAAGCTCGCGAGGCCGTCACGGAACTGCATTGTGCTTGCCGTAGAGGACATGTCGGGAACGGTAGGGGTCACGGGTACCGCACTCGACGGTGCCCTCGACCTGCTGGCAGTGTCGGCCGACAACATCCTCAGCAGTCTGGTGCTGATCGACCGCGACGGTGACGGCGAGCCCGATCCGTTCATCCGCAGCCTGTTTGGCATCGCCCCGGCGGTGCCCGACATCGTGTTTCGTGACACCGAGCAGTCGGCGATTATCTCCGCTGAGCACAGTTCATTTCGTGCAAAAGCTCAGAAGATCCTCACCGGCGGCAAGTCGCCTGGCTGGCTCAACCAAACGCAGACCTTCCTGATAAAGTATGCGCTGAGCCAACTTTCGGCCGTGATCACGGCTGGCCCGGCTGGTGCATACCAGCAACCCGGTTCAACGGGTTTGGAGGAGATTTACCAGGGCCAGGCCGACAATATCCTGCTGGCATACATACAGGCAACAGATCCGGTGCGCGCCATGCGATCTGGGCCGTACGGCTACCTTGAGAATTTCGAGCAGGGCAGCGGTTCGGCGTACACGGTGAGTTCAGCGATGACGCTCGCCGAGGGGCACCACAAGGCACGCGCCTATCAGGCGTTCAAGGTGTCGGTACGAAATGGTGGGCAGCACACGCTGTTCTATGATTTCGACCTCGGCACGCGGTGTCACTTTGAAATTGACCGGATCTATTACACCGATCAAGTGACCGCCCTCAAGCTGCACTACGACGAGACGACGCCCAAGACGTACGCCTTGTCGATCGGTGACGATTCGGAATCAGACAGCGGCATAGCCCAACTAGCCCGCACGGCCTCGGCGTTCTGGAATGCGCTGGGCTCATTGTTCGGATCAGGAGACATGTTCTAGATGAATCTGCCACCCTTGCCGCCGCTGCCCGAGGTGCCCGAGCACGTGAGGGGTATCAACGCGACAGACGACGCGATGTACGACATTGCCGAGTTGTTGCAGTACCCGGTCGACAGCCGGGGTCGACGGTACGACGTCCGTTACCTGTTGCCGGTGCTTGCTTTTCACCTGGCGCAGGCGGGCTGTGTCGTCGACCCCGGCAGGGCCGTGATCAAGAAACGTCGTATGCCACCGACGCCGGGCGTCGTCGAGGATGCGGTCGAGTGGGTGCCGATCGACGCGGCCGACTCGATCGAGGACGAACTGCACGGCGCCACGCTCGACGATCTGCCGTACCTGTCTGCGGCGGCCCGCGCCGAGTTCATCCGACGGGCGACCGGCGAGCCCGAGGTCGTCGAGGACCAGGCCGCCGACGCCGACCTCGACGGCCGCACGCCGTGGCACGTCGAGACGTCGATCGTCTGGGACGACTGACGCCCGCAGCTAGCTAAGCGCCGGCACAGTCCGGTTTCACACCCTGACCTGCGGCGCTGCTGCGGGTCGGCAAACAACTGAATAGGAGCACGTACATGGCCGAACTTGCGCCCCGGCTCACGGGTGATGCGGTCGCGCTGTTTCAGACGCTCATGTCTGCCACCTGGTACGGCATTGTGGGAGACGGCAATACGCCTGGCGGTATGTCGGCGACGCTGGAAATGATCGACGGCGAGGCCGTCATCACGACCGACGTTCTAGTCGGCCCGAAGGGCGACAAGGGCGACCCGGCCCCGCTGGTCGACCTGCAGTGGCCTGCCCTGGAATCGCCGACGGAGCTTGTCGAGCTACAGGACGAACTGACCGTTGCCGACAAGGGCAAGGGCTGGTGGATCGGCACCGTTGTCTACGTCTGGACCGGCAACCAGTTTCAGCTTGTGCGCCCCGGCCCGGCGGGGCCTCCCGGCGCAACCCCGCAGATCAGCGTTTCGTGCGAGGTCATCCCAATGGCCGACCGCGGCCCCGGCGTCAAAGACGAGGTAATCCGGTCGGGTACGTCGCTCATGCCGCACCTGCATTTCAAGCTGCTGGCGCCCGAGGGGCCTGTCGGCCCGTCGACGAACATCACCGACGCCCCCGACTACGACAACCACGAACCGCCGGAAAACGGGCAGTCGATCGTGTGGGACTCGACAAGGCCGCGCCCCGACGGCGGCGCTGGCATGTGGGTGCCGTCGGACTACACGAACAAGCACCCGCGGCTGTATTCCGTTCCCGAGGCGGCGTTTACACCGTTCACCGGGCTTGCGCAGCGGCAGAGCATTCTGCAGTACACGGTCGAGCCGCAAGACTTCGCGTGGACCCCGTACGTCGGCGGTCACATCAAGGCGTTTGGTCTGGAACTGGACGCCGACCCGCTGACGATCGGCGTCGAGGTGCGCCTCGGCAGCCCGACGTCGGGGCAGTTGATCGGACGTGGGTTCGGCAACTCGTCGAGCTGGTCGACGATCTCGCCGCACTGGTCGACAGGTTCGGACCCGGCGACCGCGGTCGCGCCCGACAACGGCGTCGCCACCGTTCAGGCCGGTGAGTCGGCCGTTATCAACGTCAACCTGTACAACGACGGCCTGCTCGGCGCCTACATCTTCAACCGCAATGGCGCGCAGTTGTCGATCCTCGTTGTGCCACAAGGGGAGTAATCACCATGCCGTACACCAAGAGTTACCGCACGATCATTCCGATTGAACCGGGCGCCGACGTCGAGGTGCTGCGGTGGCTGACCCGTGAATCGTTCGAGAAGGCCGCCGGTTTCATGGGCCTGACGATCACCGAGTACGGCGAGCGCGAGGTGCCCTGGACCGAGCTACCACCCAAGGCGGCCGAGCACCTCCCGCTGCGCGCCGACGAGTACGAGTGGCGCGAGTTCACCGGCACGGGCGCGGTTTCCGAGGTGACGATCGAGTGGCTCGTCGCCGAGTCGCAATGGCGCAAGTCTGAGGCGGGAGGTAAGTAAGTGCCCCCCGTATTCGACCGGCGGCAGTTGTCGACCGACCGCGATCCCATGCGGTCGATCTTCGGCGAGCCCGCCAAGCTGCCCAAGCTCGACGCGGGCGCCCTGTGGGCGCAGTGGCTCGACGGGTTCAAGACACTGACGGGAATCGACCTGTCATCGCCGCAGGCGCTTGTGCTGAGCCTCGGCGACTTGATTGGCGACGTTTTCGACCCGGCGAAAATCGCCGACCTGATGGGCCAGGTGCTCGGGTACGTCGGCGGCCCGCTGACGGGTGCGGCGGCGCTCGCTAAGTGGGCGAGCGATCAACTATTTGGGCTGATCGACCCGAGCCGGTTGCCGCTGCTGCCCGTCGGTCACGTGACGCAAGCCGCGCCCAACCTGCTGACCAACGGTGCATTTGCCGACACCGTTTCGATCGACGACCCGGCGGAACGCTGGACACTCGACAGCACGGTCGGACGCACGACGCCCGGCTCGGCGCTCACGCTCGCTGACGGCACGATCCGCGAGCTACTGAGCGTCGACCTGATCCCGGTCACGCCCGGCGAGAAACTCGACATAGAGGGCTACGTCAAGCGCGCCAACGTCACCGGCTCCAACGGCTCGGTTTACCTCGGGCTGACCGCGTACGCCGACACCAAGGGCGCCGCACAGGCGACTGAGGCGCCCAACCGGCCGACGATCGCGCTGCTGTCGTCGGTTACCGGCACGGCCGACTGGACGAAGCTCAGCGGCACGTACAAGGTTCCGGCGACCGGCGTCGCCAGCGTGCGCCTGCGCCTGGCCGTCACCAACGGTGCCACCGCGGGCTCGCTCTGGTTCGACGACCTCAAGGCATCCAAGGGCACTAACCTGCTGCACATTGATTTCGTCGACGGCCTCTCCGACGAGCTGGCGGGTGCGTGGGCGGCGATTAGCGGGGCGATCGAGGACATAGGCGACCGGCTCGGGCTCGACCAGTGGCAGGCGTTCCTTGACGCGGCGGCCGGTGGCGTCGGCGGCACGATCCACTCGATTATCGACCGGATCGTGCACCTGGGCCTCGATGGCACTTTCGATGCGTCGCAGTTGATCAACGTCAAGAACATTCCGACGCTGCCCAACCTGGTGATGGAGGGTATCAACGGGATCTCCAATATCGGCGAGTCGATCCAAGGCACTATTGACTACCTGTGGTCGGCGCTTACCGGCGGCGGCAAGGCAACCGGCAAGAGTCTGGCGGCCCTCGCGCAGGCGGCTCAACAGACGTCGACCGACATCACCAACGCCGTGCACCTGGCGCAGTTGCACGCGAACATCCTCAACGAGCGCCGCAACAAGCCCGCATACATCGGTCTCGCCGATACCGTCGAAGCGACGTTCGTGCTCATGGACATTGCGCCGGGCGCAACGCCGCCGAGTATCGCTGTCACGCAGTCGAACACGCTCATGGGCTTTCTGCGGTGCGGTGAGGCTGCAGACAAGGGTTTCGTGCAGTGGCTCGGCAACGGCAACGCAGGCATCACGGGTTTTTACGTGAACGTGTACCGGATGGACACCAGCACAGGCGATTTGGCACTGCTGCACACGTCGCCCAACCTGCAGACGCAACTCACGGCGACGTGGGCATGGCAGACCTACCTATTTTCGGGTTCCAATCAGACGGCCGTGCTGCCGGGCGACGTCCTGGTGGCCGAGTTCGTCGTCGTCGGCAGTGGCACCTATCTGGTAGCCGGTATGCCCTCGACGTGGGTACCTCCGCACCCGACGGCATTGCCGAAGCGGCTCGGCGGGCAACGTAGCTCGCCGTCGGTGGCGTCGCCTCCGACGATCCTCGCCGCGAGCGTCCCGTACACGGCGGTCGTGCCGTGGGTCGGGTTCGGTATCAGTAACGTGCCGCCGGGCTACGAACCCCCGACGACGACCGAATACAACGGGGCGCAGACCGTCACGTATCAAGTTCCGTTGTGGGCGAACTACGTTGACGTCATCGCCATTGGCGGCGGCGGCGCCGGTGGATCGTCGGTCGGCCCGACGACCGGGCAGGGCGGCAATCACGGCGAATGGGTGACAGCCACGCTTGTGCGCGGTGTCGACTTCCCGGTCGACGCGACGACGATCGCCGTCACGGTCGGCAAGGGCGGCAGCGGCAGCCCGTACCTGAGCTGGGGTGCTAACGGCGCCGCGACGGTGATCACCTACACCGACCCCGGCGGCGTCGTGCGCACCCTTTCGGCGGCGGGCGGCCCTGGCGGCGGTGCTGGCCCGGCTCACAACCCTGCCAACCCGAATGGCGGCACGAACGGTAACGGCTCACCGAACTTCACCTACCGCGGGATTACCTATTTCGGCGGCAACGACGTCACCTACGCAGGCGGTAGCGCGCCGGGCGGTGGCGGCGCCGGTGGGTTCGTGTACCTGCCCGGCAGCCCCGGCGGTAGCGGTGCGGCCTATCTGGTGGCCCGCCAATCCGTCGACGACTGAGAGGCGGTGCAATGGGTTGGGCGAGTGACCCGCAGCCTTTCCTGCGCAAGGCCCGCGGCTGGTCGGTTGATCCCGAGCCGGTCGCGGGTCATGCGCCCGTCACCGGCTGGCACGCGGCGGCGCATGAGCTGGCGGCGGCGCTGAGCATCTCGCAGGCGCAGGCGGCCGTCGCGGTCACGGTCGTGGCACGGGCGCTCAACGTGAGCGCGGCACAGGCGGGTGCGCTGCTCAAGGCGGCGGCCCCCGCGGTGTCGACGAGCCTCGCCAGCGCGGCGGCCCGTGAGCACTATTTCGGCGACGCCCCCGCGGTGTCGACGAGCGCAACCTCGGCGGCCGTAGTCGTCGAGGCAGTGGCGGCGGCCCTCAGTGTGAGCACCTCGACGTCGGCCACCATGCTGCGATCGGCAGCGGGCGCCTGGTCGACGAGCACGGCGCGCGCGTCGGTGCGGTTCACGGCGAACGGCCCGGTGCGTACCGACTTCACGGCGGCCGGGGCGTTCGCGTACACGATTCCGTGGTGGGCGGTGTATGTCGACGTCGTGCTGCTCGGCGGCGGTGGCGGCGGCCGAGGCGGCGGCTGGGTAGCGGACGGCTCGGGCGCCTCGGGCGCGGTGTGGACGTACGTAACCCTGACGCGAGGCGTCGACTTTCCGTACGACGCGACGACGATCAGCGGCTCGGTGGGCACCGGCGGTAATGGGGGTGCGGGTGGCGCGGCCCCTGGCGACGGCGCCAACGGCGCCCCGACGACCGCGACGACCGCGACGGGCACGCTGACAGCCCCCGGCGGCATCGGCGGCAAGAACGGTGACGGGCACGCGGTCGGCGGCTCGCCCGTCACTGGCGGCAATGCCAACGGCGGCAAGGATCTGACGCTCGGCGGGCAGACGTACGTCGGTGGCGCTGCGCAGGCGACCAGGGGCGGCGTCGGCGCACCTCCCGGCGGTGGCGCTGCGGGTGGCGCTTCGCAGGCGTTCGCGGGGCAGAAAGGCGGCAATGGCGGGCTTGGCGCGGCGTACTTCTGCGCTCGGCAGAGCTAACGGCCCCGGTTTCATACCTTGACCTGCGGCGCTGCCGCTGGTCGGCAAACAACTGAATAGGAGCACCAACATGGCGGGAGCGGTCGACGCATTCAAGCTGGCGATCGTCGCGGCGATCGGCGCGCAGGGCGCCTTGATCAGCTTGCACTCTGCAGACCCCGGCACGACCGGCGCCAACGAACTGACCGGCGGCGCGTACGCGCGCAAGACGACGGTGTGGGGCGCGGCGTTCATCGTCTCGGGCGGCGCAGACAACGGCAAGGCGCAGATAACCGGCAGCACACAGCAGTTCGACGTTCCGGCGGGTGTCGCGGTGGCGTTCTACAGCGTGCGCAGGGCCGACGGCACGTTTCTGTACAGCAAGCCGCTGACGCCCGGCGTCACTCTCAACGCGGCGGGCGTTATCGACGTCACGCCGACCCACGTTTACGACCTGGCCGCTTAGTCGGCCCCACAACTGAATACGGAGGCTGCACAGTGGAATTGATTACACGCGCCAACGTCGAGGCCGCCAAGCAGCTTGTGCGGGGGCGCCTCGGCGACCCCTACGCCTATGGCGGCATGTTCTCGGCGTCCAACCTCAAGCAGGGCACTGACTGCTCGGGCGTGTGGAATGACGTGCTCGGCATGGTCGTCGGCCGGTTCCTGTGGGGGCGCGAACCCGAGGGCGCGACGACGGAAAGCTACCGACCCGTGCGCGTCGGCGAGGTCGGGCCGTTCGGCACGATCCGCGTTGCACGCCCGCAGGATATCCCCGCGAACGCCGTCGCCAAGCTGGCGTTTCATCACGAAGGCAACGGCGGTGCCTCGTCTCACATGTGGGGCGAGCTTGACGGTATGCGGATCGAGTCGGCGAGCAATCCCAAGGGGCTGGTGACAGCGCCGAGCGCCTGGACGATCGACAACCCGTACGCGAACGCATGGGCGTACCTGCCCGGCCCGATCGTCGAGGATGGCACTGCGCCAACCATCCCCGAACCGCGGGACACGCTGTACGCCGACGTGAGCGAGTGGCAGTCGCCCGTCACGGATGCCTACACGGACGCCGGGTACCGGGTGCTGTGCATCCGATCCAACGATGGCACTCACCGCGACGTCGACTGGCAGAGCAATTACGCATGGTGCAGGCGCGCGGTCGACGACGGGCGCCTCGCAATGTTCATCGTTTATTTCGTGTGGCGGCCCATCTGGACTGAGGCCGTCGCCACGCTCAAATCTCAGATAGGGCAACCGCATCCGAACATGGCGGTAATGATCGACGTCGAAAGCTGGCAGGGGCAGATTACTGGCGACCAGTCCGACGGCATCAACGCAGCGTTTGAGTCGATCGCGTCGTGGCTCGGCGACCGGCGCAAGGTGATCGGCTACGGCAACGCGGGCGACCTCGACAACCTGTGGCCGCGCAAGCCCGCGGGCGTGCGCCTGGTCGTCGCCGGGTACGGCCGTCTCCCAACCTATCCCGGCATGATCGCCCACCAATACACCGACGGCGGCGGGTACGGCGGTGGCCTACCCGAGGGCGCCCCGCCGTTCGGCAACTGCGACATGAACGCAGCCAACGGGCTGACCGCGACCGAGTTCGCGGCGGCCCTCGGAATCGAAACCACGACAGGAGACGACTTTATGTCTGCACTATCACCCGACGAGCAGCGCGAGGTGCTCACCTATCTGCGGTGGGCGTTCGCGCCCGGCACCGGCGAGTTCCGCAAGCGGTTCCCGTCACGCAGCCCGCTGCGCCACCTCGGTGAGGGCGAGATCGACACTGCTGCAGGTATCGACCTCAACGACGACGCGAACGATCACGTGGTGCTCGTCAAGGAGCTGGCCGAGATCGGCGACCCTGGCGCCCTGGCGCTGCTGCATGAGGTCGCCAACGCCGACCCGGTGAAGTTCCCTGACCGGCAGGAGGATCGCAAGCTCGCGCAGCGCATTCTCGACGGCCTCAACGACGACCAGGCCGACGAGCCCGCGCCCCCTGCGCCCCCTGCGGTCAAGGTCGCGTGTGCGTCCAACGGCGGCGGCGCCTGCGTCCTGGTCGCCAATGGCGGCGACGGCACGTGTGCGATCAGCGGCCCCGAGTGCGTTCTCGTCAAGGGCGGTGAACTGTGAGCAAGCCCGTACTGCTCACCGCGCAGGGCACCGGCGCGGACATGTGGACCGGCTACCCGGCCGACCTCGCGCGACGTATGGAGGACCTGTACTACTTCCAGCCGATCGGCAAGTACCCGGCGCAGGTGTTCCCGATGGGGCCGTCTGTCAAGATCGGCGTCGACGAGGGCGTCGACCTGGTGCTGCAGCATGAGGCCAAGCCTGCGGTCGAGGTGCCCGACGGGTACGCACTGTGCGGCTATTCGCAAGGCGGCTGGCTCGTTTCGGATTTGCTCGACGAGTTCCGTACTGGCCGACTCAAGCACCTGTCGCACAAGGTGATGGCAGGCGCGACGTTCGGCAACCCGCGGCGCGAGCTTGACACTGCCGGGGGCCGTGGCATCGCCGACAAGTTGCTCGTCGGGACGCCTGACTTTTGGGTCGACGAGTTCGACCCGGCCGACATCTACGCCAACGTGCCGAACAACGACGTGGGCGAGGATATGACGGCGATCTTCAAAATCGTTCGGCTCAACAGCCTGTTGGACTTGCTCGGCATCGTCGAGAAAGTCACGGAGATTCTGCAGTCACCGCTGCAAGAGTTCCCGGCCGCGGTGCAGGCGATCGTCAAGGGCCTGCTGTTTTTCGGCCGCAAGCCCGCGACGGCCCCGCACGTCGAGTACCACATTCGGCAGCGGTCGCCGGGCGTCACCTACTACGAGCACGCCGTCGCACACATGCGGCGCATGGCTGCCTGAGAGGGGGCGATTATGAACCAACCCGCTGAGACGATTCTCGGCATGTTGCATCGTATTTGGGCGGCCGTCGTGGCGTTCGCAAACGATCGCCTCGGCATTCGCACGTGGGAGGATCTGCGGCTGCAGGTGCACGTGCTGAGCCCGTATGCGGTCACGGCAATGGTGACGTGGAATATCGCTGACGCCGATCACGCCAAGCTGATTATCGGCCTGGTGCTCGCCGTCGCCAGCCCGGCGCTCGCGTGGTTCAACACGCGCGACGGGTTCCGGCGGTGGGTGTACGGGCTGCTGCCCGCGGCGCAGGCGTTCATCGTCGGGTTTGGCTGGGCCGAGGATTCGACCCTTACGCCGATCATGGCGGCGATCGTGGCGTTGCTCGGTGGCGCCCTGGCGGCCACCAACACCCGCACGTCGAGCGATCCCAAGCGCAACGACGAGGCCCCCGCCAACGGCAAGCACACGGCGGTGGCGGCATGAACCCCCTCGACGGCCTGAGCGCAAACGAGATAGTCACGCTGCTGGCTGGCTCGTCGCTGCTGACAGCGTTCGTCACCGCGCTGCTGTCTCGCCGCCGCGACAACTTCAAGGCACTGACCGAGGCTTACGGCGCGCTGATTGAGCGCGTGACGGGCCTTGAGGGGCGCCTCGATTCGGTCGAGGGCAAGCTCGACGTCGAGAAGCGCGGACATGAGCACACCCGGTCGCTGCTGAGCATCGCAATGGTGTTTATCCGCAGCGTGATGAATTGGGGCGCAAGCGATCGCCTGGGGCCTATGCCTGTGCCACCGGCTGAATTGATGCAGGGCGGCGATCGAGAGTGAGCCTCGCCGACAGGCTCGGCGGCCCGCAGCCTGCCCCGTCGAGCGAGTGTGCAGTGTGCCGCTGGCTCGACGGGGCGAGCGAGTTCGACCAAAGGGCGTTTGACCGATGGATCGCCACGGGCGGCGCGATCACTGTGCTGTGGCGTGCGTGCGCGGCCGACCCTGACAACCCGCTGACGGTCAAACGCCCGCGGTTCGCAGAGCTGATCAACGATCATCACCGAGGGGGCGCACGTGTCGCTGTCTGACCGACTGGAAACGCCCGCGGCGCTCGACGTTCCGTACCGGCCGTCGGTCGAGTTCGACAACCGCGGCGCCGTCGTCGAGACGGGGCACGTGGAGGTCAAGCCGGGCCAGCCGGTCGAGTACGCCGACATTCTGCGCAGCGTCGGTAAAGACCCCGAGCGGTGGCGCCTGGTCGAGATTCTGCGCGAGTCGCACTGGCAGACGTACGACGAGCGTTGGCTCGCCTCGTATCGGCTGCGGTGCGAGGTGGTCGACGTCGACACGACGACGGGCCTTGAGGCGCTGATCGCCAACGCCCGCAAGGTGCCGACGATCGACGCGACAGCCAGCTCGCCGTACTGGTACGTGTATCAGGCCGCGGATCTGCAGCTCGGGAAGCGGTCACGTGACGGATCTACCGAGCAGATCGTCGAGCGGTTCGTGCAGTCGCTCGAAGCGGCCGGGCGCCAATTCCGCGCGCTGTCGGCGCAAGGCATTGCGGGCGTGCAAATCTCGATGCCCGGCGATATCTGCGAGGGCGTCGTGTCGCAGAAGGGCGCCAACGCCTGGCTGACGCAGGAGACGATCACCGAGCAGTACCGTTTGATGCGGCGGCTGATGCTTGAGGCCGTCGACACGTTCCGCTCGGCGCCCGAGGTCAAGCTCGACGTCGTGAACGGCAACCACGACCAGGCGCACCGGCAGTGGAATACCAACCCCGGCGACGGGTGGGCGACCGAGGCGGCCATCGCCGTGCGCGACGCGATGGCACTCAACCGTGAGGCGTACGGGCACTGCGAGGTGCGTGTGCCTGAGCAGTGGTCTGGCTCGATGACTGTGCCCGTCGGCGACACTGTGGTCACGGTCGTGCACGGTCACCAGTTCACCAAGGGCAAGGCACTCGACTGGCTCGCCAAGCAAGCGGTGCACAACCAGCCCGCCGGGGCTGCGCAAGTGCTGCAGCACGGGCACTGGCACGTCGGCGCAATGGAGATGCACGCAACCAAGACGGTCGTGTGCTCGCCGACGATGGACTGCGGCAGCGATTGGTTCCGCGAGCGCCAGGGCGGCGAGTCCCGCCGCGGGGCGTTCACGTACCTGTTGCGCGGCGGTGAGGTGTCGAACCTGGGGGTGCTGTGATGCGCACGGCCGACAAGGCTTGGCTTGCGCTCGGCGCCGGTGTCGTCGCGTACGAGGTGGCGGCCCCGCGGGGCGAACTGCTCAGCGAGGGCGTCGACCGCTATCTGCACCGGCGTAAGTGGACGACGCACGTCGTCGTCGTCGGCCTGGCGCTGCACCTGCTGAACCTGATTCCCGAGCGGATCGACCCGCTGACGCAGCTTGCCCGCATTACCCGCGGCAGCTAACGCCGGCGAGCTACTCGAGCACGCGCGCTCACCTGCACTGATCCTCTCAAACGCCGATATCCGGCAAACACGCAAACGCCCCTCGTCGATCCGTCGGCGGGGGGCGTTTCTGCGTTAGGTTGTTGACCTGCATACAGCCGTGCCGTACTGTTGACAGGGCAACAACACGCCACCGGATAGGAGCCGATGAAATGACCACCGCGACAACCACAGTGCGCCAGTTGAGCGCCGAGGAAAGGGCAACCATGCCGCGAGGATTGCAGGTCAACGTCAACGGCCGTCGCCGCACGATCCCGGCGCTGAACGTGCCACGTTACGAGAACACTGTCGAGGCGATCGAGGCCGACATGCCCGGCCCCGAGAACGCGCACAGGCGGCTGGCAGCGATCGACGCCGCCGGGCGGTACCTGTGCGACGAGGAGAACCTGCCCGAGACGATCGGCGACGAGCTGGCTGTCGCCCGTGAGGCGTACGAAGCGGCCACCGCGGCGGCCCGCATGATCGTGAGGCTGTCGGTTGAGGACGGCGCCAGCGAGCTGGGCCTGTCGCAGCGCCTCGGTATCAACCGGCTGACGGTGCGCAAGTACCGCGGCAAGAAGGATCGCTGACGTGGGCGCGGCCCCGGTTGGGTCTGAGGTGTGGGTGCTCGACCTCAAGATCGAAGGCCCCGAGGGCGGCGACTTCGACGGGTGGCAGTCGGTGCACGCCTCGCGTGAGGGCGCTTTCGGTGCGCTGCTCGACCGGCTCGGCGAGCATGGCGTTTCGTTCGGCGATGACGTCGAGACCCTCGCCAGCGCGGCGGCCGACAACGGCAGCATGGCGGGCGACTTCGCTATCGAGGACGTGGCCGTGAGCTACGGCGTACACCGGATGCCCGTCGAGCAGTGATCGTCACGAAGCGGGCCGGCGAACTGGCGGTGGGCGATCTGCTGGTCAATAATCGGGTGGGCAGCCCGTACGGCGGGCGAGGGTTTACGGACGGCCCGCGGCGCGTGCTGTCGGTGCGCAAGGGCGAGGCGGTCGACATCATGGGCTCGATGGAAATGCGACCGGCGATCTTCTACAGGCTTGAGTTGAGCAGCGGCAAGCCGTCGACGATCGAGTTATGGCTGTTCGTGCGCAGCCTCGTCGAGGTCGAGGTCGAGGCGTAGACCCGGCACGGCGAGACGCCCCCGACCTTGCGAGGTTGGGGGCGTTTTGTGTTTGGTGTTGACATGCATACACCGGTCGAGTTATTGTTTACATACCAACAACGCACTACGGGATAGGAGCCCAACATGAGCGGATACACCAAGGCCGAGGCCAAGGCGGCCGACGCGATCCTCGCCGAACTGACCGGCACCTACTACGCCGCGTATGGCGTCTGGCAGGCCGCCGTCGACCGCGTGCACAGCGCCGCAGGCGACAGCAAGACCCGCTACGGCTGGAAAATGTCGACCGACGACGCCCTCGCCAAGGCGCAGGAGCGCGCCGACGACGAGCGGATCGTGCGGTACAACCGCGAGGGCTACGCCCGCGCCATCGCCGCGTACACCCCGGCGCTCGACTCGGTGCGTGTGGCCGACCAGGCGATCGACGAGCACGAAGCCGCCAACTACAAGGGCTGGCAGCGGTTTTTCCTGGTGCCGGATGGTCACATTCACGCCACGCGCGCGTGCTCGTCGCTGCGGATCACGACCAAGATCGGTTGGCTGCCGAACCTGTCGGGGGAGACCGAGGCCGAGGCTGTCGCCGCACATGGCGCGATGCTCTGCACGAAGTGCTTTCCGTCGGCGCCGGTCGAATGGACCCGTGGCCTGGACGCCCCCGCCGACCAGTGCGCAGGCAGCGGCAAGCGGTACGTCGAGGGCACGCTGAACCGTCGCTACCGAAGTGCGTACGGCGAGTGCGCCGAGTGCCACACGGTGCAGACGGTCACGCAGTACGGCGTGATGCGCAAGCACAAGACGAAGTAGGCGCCCCGGCGCCCGGCAGGCCCTCGTCGACACGGCGGGGGCCTCGTCGTGTTGACACGGATACAGCAAAGGACGACTGTACGAACCATCCCGGCTGCGCATCGCGGTGTCTGGCTGCCTTGTCACACCGGCGCTTGTCGCGCCTGTGCACCGACCTGCCGTCGCTGCGGGGGGCATGGGCGTTCGACTTCGGCTGATTCTGCGACCTGAGCAGGTTTGGCTGTGTTATTTAAGAGCCGTGACTCTAGACGTGCCTGATGATGCACCGCGACACCGCTTCATGCGATACGTCCGACCGCCTGCGGATAAGAACAGCACACGTGATGCTGGGTCGCTGTTCCCTCTCCGACCGAACACGCGAAAGCTCCGCGTCGCCGTCGATGTCAAGACGTTGGATGGACCCACTCAGGAACTCATGCGCGTCCTTGCACGGGATGAGGAAGTCGAACCCCTTCTACTCGTTCAGAACGACGAACCGGCGCCCGAGGGGTGGATGCAGGCACTCGGCTGTCCTCAGTGGTACCAGTTCACGTTCACGACCGTTGCCGACGCTCCGAGGTTCATGGACTCCTCGACAGTCGGAGTTTCTGGCTACGAAGGCGGCACGCGCACCCTCGCTACCCGTGGGCATTTCTTCAGCGTTTACGCGATGCTTGACGAGGCAGCACGGGCTGCGTACACCGATGATGCCGGGATTACGCTGGCTGACCGCCACCGCGGCGCAGCACTGGCAAGCGCATCCGGGGCGATTGGGGCTGATGCCATCGTCACCGCCGCACCCACTGTCGGACGCGATGACGTCGCGGACAACGATCTGGTCGTCAGTGTGACGCCATCTCAACTTATCCCGCTATTCGGTCACTACCTTCGCATGACGGGGAATCCCGTGCTAGCAACGACCAAGGGACGGCTGGTCGGCGGGAGTTCCATCGTCCAAACCTTCAACGCCACCTCGGTCGCCGACCTGTACCTGGCGGGTATCAACGCATCGGCTCCGCACCTCCACGCAATCCAATCGATGGCGACGTTGGACGGTGACCGCAACCTCGTTCAGTCGATGGAGGCAATTGCGCTGCGCCTTAGTCGAGCCGCGCGAGCTGTGGACCATCTACTCGCGGTGCTCAGCAATGGCACCTCAACCGATATGCAGCGCGCCGATACCTCTGAGACCGCCGCGGAAGCTTTCGACCGAGTGCTGCTGTACCTCTGCGCCGCGATGGACAGGTATGCACGTGTCGCTCGAACATTGTTCGACACAGCTCTTGATCCCGAGAATCAGCGCTGCTCGCTGACTTCAACTGATGAACTGCGTTCAATCATTGGGAAGCTAGAGCCAACCGACACCGCTCAGCTCGAATCGCTCGGCTCGTACGCCTGGGTCATCGGAAAGCTCCGTAACCGGATACACGCGCTACCGTTGGACACTCGACACCAACTGTCTCGCAGCTACGGCTCATCCACGACCGTGGCGGTCACACTTGACGGTCTTTCGGAATTGGACCCGGCAACCACACCACTCGACCAGCGCCAGCTCGACAAGTTGGGAGTCTGGAAAGCTCAGTCCTCCAGCGCCTTCAGTACACGCGCATACGCCGCCGACATTGCCACTCTTGCGACAACCCTCTTCAGGGAGACTCTGCTGTACTTGGAGGATTTCTCACGATTCATCGTCCGCAACAAGCCCTTGGCGACGATAACAACGACGAAGCATCCTGTACTGGGGTGTTGGGCAGGCGATCCCCGCACCATACCAGACGCGCCGAACGAGATCCTTTACCGAGAAATGCTGGGATGGGCAGACTTCGGATGAATAATTTTGGTTACAGCTGGGCGCCTCGTGTGACGGCCGACTCCGGCAGTGCACGGAAGAGTCATTGCGCGACGAGCGCTACCCGTGCGTGTAACCGGGCAGCGGCGCAAGCACTGCCCGATGCGCTTGCCGTCGCATCCCTCGCCGTGAAGCTGTCCCGTACGAGGTCGACAGCGCGCTGACCCGCTGGCCGAAGCCTGGCTCGGCGACGAGGACCAGGACGACGACGCCTTGGCGGGTCAGCCAGCTCGCTGCGCGGCCCTCCGGTGGATCTACCCGTCGGGGGGCGTTTCGTGTCTCAGCGGTCGTCGAGCGCCCGGCTGCGGCACCCGCCGGTAAGCGGTGGCGAGTACGTGGTGTCGCCGCACGTCTTGCACCAGTGCGTGCGGTGCATCGTGCCGCAGTCGCAGTGCTGGACACCTACCAGGGCGTTACGCCGCAGGGTGTGGCCGTTCGCGCACGTCACGGGCGATTTCTCTCGCCAGCCCCGCCGGGTGGGAATGAGTCTCACTTGGCCGAGCGTAGGCCCGCTGGGCGACAGCGACCTGCGACGATATCGGGCCTGTTGAGTCCACCCGTGAGTCCACCTCAATTCAAAAACATGCTCTGACCTGTGCCCCCACCAGGGCTCGAACCTGGGACCTGCGGATTAAAAGCCCGACGATTGGGAGGGGTCGACCTGGGAAAACGCGCAGATCAGAGGCCCCTGACGAGTCCTGACGACCTGGGATAACTCACCTCTTGAGTCCACCCGGTGAGTCCACGTGAGTCCACTACGCTGGCAGCACAACCAAGGGATAGGAGCCCCGAGAATGCCAGCCAAGGGTAAGACGAAAGCGCCCCGCCGGGCGGCCGGTGACGGCGGTCTGCGGTGGGAAGAATCGCGGCAGATGTGGGTCGGCCGGGTGAGCTACCGCGACGCCGAGGGCAACCGCAAGCAGCGGAAGGTGTACGCCCGCGATCGCGCCGTGGCCGCCGAGAAGCTGCGCAAGGCGCAGGCCGAGGCTGCGAAGCGGGCGCCGGTGCAGCGCGGCCCGAGTATGACCGTCGGCGACTACCTCGACCACTGGCTTGAGAACGTGCACGGCGACCATGTGCGGCAGAAAACACACCGGCACTATGAGGGCGCCATCCGGCTGTATATCAAGCCGCATATCGGGCACAAGCGCCTCGACCGGCTTACGGGCGACGATGTGCGCACGATGCTGCGCAAGGTCGCACAGGGCTCGTCGCGTAATGCACAGAAGGCGCACCAGGCGCTCAAAACGGCGCTCGCCGCCGCTGTGCCCGACTACCTCGACCGCAACCCGTGCGAGGGCGTTAAGAAGCCGCCGCACCTCGCTGCGGAGGTCGAGGGGTTCCCGCTCAAGACTGCGCAGCACATCCTGCGCACGGCCGCGAAGATCGACGCGCGCGGCGATGGCCCGCTGATGGCGACCAGGTGGGAGGCCGCATTTCTCACCGGCGCCCGTGAGGGCGAACTGCTCGGGCTGACGTGGGATCGCGTCGACTGGGAGAACGCGCGCCTAATCGTGCCGTGGCAGTTGCAGCAGTTGTCGCAGGCGCACGGGTGCGGCGAGCGGCTGCGCACCGAGGACGGCGAGCTGGCTGGTTGGCCGTGCGGCAAGGTGCGCCCCGGGTGGTGCTCTGAGCGCCGGTGGGATCTGCCGCCGGGCACGGAGTACACGGTGCTGCACAGGTCGCTCGTTTTGACGCGCCCCAAGACCAAGGCCGGTGAGCGTGTGCTGCCGATGATCAAGCCGCTCGCCGACCGGCTGCGCGAGCACCAGGCCGCCACCGCAGGACTGCCCAACCCGCACGGCCTGGTGTGGCATCACGCCGACGGCCGTCCGATCGACCCGAACCGTGACCGCGAGGCGTGGCACGCGCTGCTGCGTGAGGCCGAGGTTCCAGTCGTCGAGGGCGAGAACAACGGCCTGCACCGAGCCCGACACACAACCGCGACGTTGCTGCTGCACTACGGCGTCGATCGACACGTGATCGCGGCGGCGATCGGGCACAGCAAGGCGTCGACGACTGAGCTTTACCAGCACGTCGACCTGGACCTCGCGCGGCAGGCGTTCGACCACCTCGGCGCCCTGGTCGTCAACGACGACACCAGTGGCCCGCTGGGCGCTCAGCTAACGCCAACTGCTGCCGACCGGCCGCTCGCCCCTGTTGTCGACCTGAGCACGCGGCGCCGCCGGTGATGTCTTCCAATCGACTCATTTGTCCCACATTCGGGATACCCTTGCCGCCATGGAGGCCGAGATCGACAAGGAGCCGGTGGAAACGAGCGTGCTTAAGTGGCGTGGCGCGGGACGTCACTACGCCAAACAGGCACAAGAGATGATTTTGGAAATCGACGAAGTTGTCGAGGACGACGAGCGGGCTGCGCGCATGGTTGAGGTGACGGCGACTGCATCACTTGCAACGATGTACTTTGCATTGGCAAACGATGCAGATTGCTTCGGAAAGCTGCCACCTGCGCATTCACCCGACGACGAGTGACCAACGAGGACAGCCCCCGGCGCTTAGCGTCGGGGGCTGTTTGCTGGACTACTGCCGCTGTGCTGGTCAGGGCACTGATCGTGACAATGCCGGCGGTTAGCTAAGGGATGTTTCAGGCGGCGGCCCGTCGAACACGCACGGCGGCGGCGGTAGCGGTTCGGGCGGCGGGAACGGGGCCGCCAGCATGAGCCGGTCGCGGTGTGACTGCAGCGTGTCGCTGCGAAGCTCGCGCCGCGAGGTGCGGGTTTCACGTAGAAGCCTGCGGTAAGCCCACAGCTTGCCGAGCCACGACAGCCCCGCGGCCAGGGCGACGAGCACGGTTGCGACGTACGTCGCATAGCGAGGCAGGTAGCGCAGGCCGCTGAAAGTGGGCCAGAACGCGACTATGCGGACGAAGATCGCCAAGACCGTGAACCAGCACGCGCCGAGATACATGTCGACGTAGCGGCGCGGACCGTCGCCGGTGCGACGCACTGCGAGCAGTATGCGCATGAGCAGGATGGTGAGGTACAGCGTGCAGCTGTACCAAATGGTGCGGTAGATGCACAGCCACGTGTTGCCACCCTCGATCAGGGCAAGGCTGCCAGTTGGCTCGGCGTGCAGCGCGCTGGACGTGAACATTGCGCTCAGCATGAGCGGCACCATGAGCGTGACGGGCCAACGCACCAGGGCGTCGAATATCTCGACCTGTTCGTCGTGACCGGCGAGCCGGTGCAGTCCGTGGTGCAGGAGTCCGATCAGGCCGAAGACCCACAGCAAGTGGCCCCCGAAGTCGTCGAGGTAGCCCCACCCGGTCGCGTGATAGAGCGCCGGGCCGATGGAGCAATCTTCGTCGAGCAGGTACGTGGATGTTGCCAGGGCGCCGACGGCGAAGGATGCGCCACCCTCCCCGCGCATGTGCCACGTGCGCCTGCGAATTACCAGTGAGGTTGCCGAGATCCCCCCGGCAAGCAAAGTCACGATCACGCGGCGACTCTACGGCCTGTCCCACATGTGGGACAAATGCGAGCTATCTCACCTTGGGAATTTGCTTAGAGCGAAGCGACACCGCGGCGCACGGAAAGCTCGCCGACCTTGCGGCGGCCCTTGCGCGCCGGGGCCTCGGGGCTCGACGTCGCGGTGCTCAGCGACGCGCGTCGCGAAGGTGCCAATGGAGCCTGCGCCTGGCCGCCGCGCAGCATGTCGGCGTACTCGAGTACGGCCTCGGTCCGAATGACGTTGAAACGGGCGAGGAGGTCAACCTCGTTGATTCCCAGGTTATTTGCGGCGCGCACCAGGTTGTCGGCACTGGTCAGGCGCCCCTCGTCCATCTGCGCGTAGTAGCGCGATCTGCTCATCTGTAGAGCTTCCAGAATCTCGCGCAGCTTGAGCGGTCGACCGACCAGGTACCCGAGCACTGCTGAGAGCGACTTGTCGCTGTCGTCCATCGTTTCCCTTCCATCCCCCGACGGATCGCGCCCGTGTGTGCGCGATTCTTGGTGGGAAGACTAGTCCAGATTTCGGGACTGGGCAATTAGATCCGAAGGCTAAGAAAACGGTGTGAACTGCAAGTTTTGCCAGTTCCACTCGTGAATGGCACCGCGACCAGCTAATCCCGTATTCAAGACTGATCGTGGACACGACACGCGACACGGTGCTCGATAGTCCTGAAAACGGGACTGTTGGTGTAGCGTTCCCGAACGTGCCACCGACCAAACACGAACTGCGGTGGATTCCCGAAAACGTCGCCAAAGTGTTGTCCGACAACGGAATCCATGACCGGAACCAACTGTCATCAACTATTTGCGTAGCCCGCTCGACTGTCTATACAGCGTTCGGCCCCGACTGGTCAGGCGTGGCGACGCACTCGGTTCTCGCCGCCGTCGCGGGCACGTTCCGCGTGTCGATCGCCGAATTAGCAAGGCAGGCCGCCGCGTGAGGGGCGCCGAGGTAGTCGTCGAGGTTGAGCCGCTGTTTGTCACGCGGGAGGACGCGGCCCGCATCTTGTGCCTGTCGACCGTCGAAATCGACCGGCTACGCGCAAGTTCCAAGATCGTCGCCCGCAAGTACGGGCGCCGTGTGCTGTTCCCGATCGACGAACTGCGCCGATTCGCGCAGTCGCTACCCGCCGACGAATTAGGGGCCTGACCATGTCACTTACACGCCATATTGCGGCCGAGGCTCGGCTGCGCGTCGAACTCAACGAGGCGCTGCGGGAGCGCGACGCTGCTCGATCCGAGCGGGACGCTGCACGCCTGGTCGTCGGCGACCAGGCCAGCACGCTGCGGGCCGCTGGAGTGCAGATCAGTTACCTGACCGGAGAGCGCGACGAGCTTGACGCGGCGCACCGGGCGGCATTGGTCGACCTCGCCGAGGCGTACCGCCAGCTCGCCGAGGCCAACCTCGCGCTTTGGCAGGCCCGCGAGCCCGAGCGGCCCGAGCCGTTCCCGGCGCCCGTGCTGCGAGGCGAGCCCGACATGGACCGCTGCGGATGACCGCTGAAACGACGCAACCCCCGCGCGAGGCGGGGGCTGGCCGACACAACCAAGGGATAGGAGCCACTTGTTATGTCACTGAGAATATTAGCCCACCACGGGCTCAATCGACCGGACGACCCGACGATCGCGCAGCAGGTCGAGGCGCTGGTCGGGCGGCAGATCGACGCAATTCTCAACGACCCCGAGGCGGGGCTGCCCGTCGCGCTGTACGGGCTCGCGTGGGAAACGGCGATGACCGTCGAGCACCTAGTCGAGTTGTTCGTCGCTCGGCCGTTGCTCGGCCTGCTCGCGCGGGCGGTGGCGTGATGGCCCCGGCCCCCTACTGCCTGACCTGCAACCGTCACCACGTCGACGCCTGCCCGCCGGGCGAGCGCCTCTGGGCGCTGCTCGGGTGGTTCCTGCTACTCGTCGCCGCTGTCATCGTCGGCCTGGCGTTCGGCGCCGCATCGGTGGGTGTCCTGTGACGTTCTGCATTGCCTACGGCGCCCGGCCGACCTCGCGCCTGATCACCCTCAACCCCGACGAGTTGATCGCCGCTGCTGCGGCATTCGACGCACTCAAGGCCGAGGGCACAACGACTGTCGCCGCGATGGCCCAAGCGGTACGCGCGGTCAACGTAATGCGCACGCCCGCACCGGCCGCCGACTGCGCCGACTGCGAGCGCAGCGACAGCACGTGCCCCGGTCACCTCCCAAACCGAAAGGGGGCCGTTCTGTGAGCCGCAGGACTGAGGCCGCCACGGTGGCCGAGCGCCGCGCCCGCAAGCGCGCCGAGCGTGGGCACATCGCCGCGAACACCGGTGTGCTCGACATGTTCAAGCCGCGGGTCGGTAAGACCGCGACGACCGACGAAGTGTGCCGCTTGCTGCGCGTCGACTACCGCGACGTACTGCGCAACGTGCTCACTCGTCACGGTGACGAATTGACCGCAGACGGATGGGACAGGGCCGCAGGCACTTTCACCCGCCGGGCGATCATTCGGGTGGCACTCCTGGTGCGCCCGTCGACGTCGCCGCGGGCGGCACGGATCGCGAAGGCCGCCAAGGCGGGCACCAAGGTGATCAGCTTCGACCACGCCCCGCGGTCGCCGCACAGCGCGAAAATTCTCGATCGCGCTTTCGGGCTCGCCGAGCAGATCCGCGACGACGATCCCGGCGAGGTGTGGGCGGCGCTGAACAAGCTCGACCGGCACACGCTGACCGGCGTGACCGTCGCCCTGGCGGCGCTCGTCGACGTCGACGCTGCGGGCGTCACGAAGTGGCTGCGCTCCCTGGGTAATGGCGGCGGGGCCGAGGGGCTGCAGCGGTTGGTACCGACCCGTGAGACGAGCGACGGCCTGCCGCTGTCGGTGCTCGATCAGATCGAGGCCGACGACGAGGCCGACCAGAAGAACGACGAGAGCGAGGTCGCGTGAACATCTTTGGACAACCTGAGCCGCCGGAGGATTGGGAGGCCGACGCGCTGTGCGCGCAGGTCGACCCTGATCTGTTCTTCCCTGCCAAGGGGCAGAGCGCCGAGCCCGCTAAGCGCGTGTGCGCTATGTGCCCGGTGGTCGACACCTGCCTCGACCGTGCGCTCACCTCGGGTGAGCCGTTCGGTATCTGGGGCGGCGTGACGGCGTACGACCGCAAGCTGATGCGACGCGCAGATCGGCGGGCCGCCGCATGAGCACTTACAACGGCGCGCTGTGCGAGGTGTGCGGCAAGTACGACGCGCAGGTATTCGACCCGTGCGGCGCAATGTGGTGCCGCGTATGCGATCTGATGGGCCTCGGCGAGCTGGCCGTGCGTGAGCGCCTGGCCGACGACGCCGAGGCGGGGCCGTCGCCCGTAGTCCTGAGCACTGAACCGTATTTCGCGCTCAACCTCGATTACGCAGCGATCAACCGCAAGTGGCGCGAGCAGGCGGGCGAGCCCAACGACGCCGACAGCCTCGACGACGCCGACAAGGCGTACGTATGGGAGGACGCCGACGGCGTGCATTGGGGCTGGCTTGAGCACAACGGGTGGGTGGCCTGGGGCACAAGCAAAGTGTCCGTGTGGGGGCGCCCGGCCGCCGCGCCGTTCACGGTCGCCTACAAGCGCACCGACGAGTTCGCCCCGCGCCTCAGCAACGCGGCCGGCGTGGCACCTACCAGCGACGATGCCGAGGCCAGCAACGCCGAGGGCGATGCGGTAGAGCACCCTTCGCACTACACGTCGAGCCCGGCGCGGTGCAAGGGCTGTGGGCGGCCAATCGAGTGCATCGACATTACCGAGCACATGGGGTTCTGCCTCGGCAACACCGTCAAGTACGTGTGGCGCTGCGACCTCAAGCTCGACGCTATCGAGGATCTGCGAAAGGCCAAGCAGTACATCGAGTTTGAAATTGACAAGCGCGAGCGTGCGCTCGTCGACAGTTTCAAAAACCGCAACACAACCAAGGGATAGGAGCACGACATGAATCGCACTCTCAAGGGCCTGGCCGCCGCGGTGGCCGCCGCAACCGCCGTGACCGTGGCGGGATGCTCGACAGACGCAGACACGGCGTCGGAGAACCTCTCCAAGGCTGCCGACCAGTTCGAGATCACCCGTCGGATCGTGTTCTTTAACGGCATCACCGACAAGTACCTGCTGACCATCGAGGGCCGGTGCTCGATCAAGGACGAGAACCGGCAGCTTGAGGTGACGTGCAAGGCGCAGGGCGGTGAGTTCAAGAAGCACTTTCTTGGCCTGAGCGACAACGTTTCATACATCGCCGAGCAGCTAGAAGGCGCCAGCGTGAGCACCGACCACTACCGGGTGATCTTCAAGCCCGAGGTGATCGTGCCCGACGTCGATCGCCCGTGACCAACAGCAAGCGGCCGTGGTGGGCCGACCGTCAGGTCGTCGAGACGTGGGTCGAGCAGCGCGCATTTGACGCAACGCTCGCCTACCTCGACGGCCTGGCGGTCGCCGTCGAGCACCGGATCGCCTACGGGTCAGACGATCCCGCGGTGGCCGCGAAGCAGGCCCTTGCCGACCTCGACGGGCTGTGGCACGGCGACCGGCTGCTCATCGGCCGTATGTCGCTCGACGAGCAGAGCACCGAGCTTGTCCTCGCTCTCGGCGAGGACGGCGTGAACGCAAGCATCCGCACGACAAACGAAGGGGCATAGGGATGGGTGACATTTCGGCGGTCAAGGGGCACGTCGACCTGATGATGCACGCCCGCGCCGAAAAGGCGAAGTGGGCCGAGGTCGAGAAGGCGGCAAAGGCGGCGATCGACGAGGCGCTCGGCACCGACGACGAGGGCACGATCGGCGGGCAGGTCGTGGTGCGCCGCAAGGAAATCAAGTCAAACAAGCTCGATCAGGGGCTACTCAAGAGCCTGCACCCTGACGTCGCCGCCGAGTGCACGACCACCTCGGTGAGCTACCGCATGGATCTGGTCGACGGAAACAAGGGATAGGAGCCCAAGCATGGCAAGGCAATTGATCGTCGTCGACCTAGAGACGACCGGACTCGACTACGACACGGCGGCGCCCGTCGAGGTCGCGCTGCTCAACGTCGACACCGGCGAGTCGCTGCGGTTCGTGCCGTACGTGTCGCTGGCGCAACTCAAGGTCGCCGACCAGGCGGCAATGGAGATCAACGGGTACTACGAGCGCGCACTGTGGCGTGAGGCGCTGACCGAGCAGCAGACGGCCGTCGCGTGGAGCGAGGTGCAGGACTGGCTGCGCGGCAACACGTTCGCGGGGTCTAACCCGGCGTTCGACTCGACGATCGTTGCGCGCCAGCTCGTCACGTTCTCGATGCCGTTCTCGCCGCTGACCGTCGGGCGCGTGTGGCATCACCGGCTCGCCGACCTGGCGGCGTACGCGGCAGGCAAGCTCAATTGGTTGCCGACCGAGCTGCAGGGCCTCGACGGCGTGGCCGAGCGCCTGGCCGTTCCGCTGATCGACCGGCACTCTGCGATCGGCGATGCGTTCGCCACGGGCCTGATCCTCGACATGCTGCGCGCGACCCCGGCGGCGGCGCTCTGATGGCGGCCAACTGGGCAGGGCAGCAGATCGAGCCGGGCGCCGTTGTGTGGCGCGGCGCCCGTGACGGCAACTTGTCGTCATTCAAGATCGGCGTCGTCGAGGCGATCGGCGTCGACCCCAACAAGGCCCGCGTGCGGTGGGTCGCCGAGGCGGGGTGGCGGGGCGACGCCCGGCTGATCAATTCGGTTGGGCGCCCGTCGATCGACAGTCTCGCGCTCGTCGACCCATCAACCCTGAGTAACACAATCCGAGAGGCGTTGGAGCAGTGAGCAATTTCGTACATGTGGGCAAGGTGCAGCCAGCCGACCCGCGCAGGGATGACCGGGTGCTGACCGTCGGCGTGCGCGCCGACCTCGGCGAGGTGATGGTGTCGGTTGACGGCAGGAATCAGCCCGTGCCGCCGCTGACGCCCGAGCAGGCGAAGGTGCTCGCCGGGCGCATCGAGCGCGCAGCGGCCGTAGCCAGCTCGCTGGCCGAGGCGTACCGCTCATATCAGGCGGCGCTACAAGAGGCCGAGGATACTCTCGCGCAGGCGTTTTCGCGGGAGGTCGGAGCATGAGCGGCAACGCAACGTTTTTCGGACTGACCGACGAAGCTCCCGAGCGCGACAAGCCGCCGACGACCGAGCAGCAGATCAACGCGGCGCTGCTCGCCGACCTCAAGGGCGTGTTCAAGCGGGAATGGGCGACGCACGCCCGGTCGGCGCAGCGAGCCCTCGGGCCGTCTGAGGTCGGGCACCCGTGTGCACGGCGGCTAGCGACGGCGACAATGGATTACGACCGGATCAACCCCGAGTCTGACCCGCTGCCCGCGTGGCTCGGTACGGCCGGTCACGCCAAGTTCGAGGATGCGGTCGTGCTCGATAACGAGCGCATTATCGACGAGTGGCTCAAGGACCGCGAGCAGCGGTGCACTGTGCTGCGCGGCGTTGTCGGTGGCGACGATCCGCAGTACGTCGGCCGGTGGTTCTCCGAGCGTCGCGTGCAGGTGAGCGGTGGCCTGGCGGGCACGTGCGACCTGTTCGACACGTGGACCGGCACCGCGATTGACCTCAAGTTTCCTGGTGCTACGGCGTTCACGAAGTACAGGAAGGCGCGCGACAACGGCACGATGGCCGAGGACGCGCCCGAGTACAAGGTGCAAGCGCACTGCTACGGCCGCGGGTACCGAAACGAGGGCTTCGACGTCAAGCGGGTGGCTATTTGGTTCATCCCGCGCGGCGGCCAACTGTCGAGTTCGTTCGTCTGGTCTGAGGCGTACAGCGACCAGGTGGTCGACGAGACGCTCGCCAAGCTGGAAAACATCGCCCTGGTGCTCAACGACCTCGATATCGAGGACCACCCCGAGCGCCTTGCGCTGGTGCCCAAGCGTCCGCATAACTGCATGTTCTGCCCGTTCTTCACGGCGAGGCCGAGCGCAGCAGATCCGGCGCACGCCTGCCCTGGCGGTGCCGCATGAGCGGGCACTACATGACGACGATCGACGAGCGGTGCGCGTGCCATCACTACCCGGTGCGCGACCCGGCCGAGCCGCAGCTAGGCACGTGGCTGGAAGCGGAGCCAAACCCGGCCTGCCCGGTGCACTTCCCGCGGCCGTTCCGCATCCGGCGCCTTGTCGAGCCGGTGCCGACGACCCGCTACGACGAGCCCGCCGGGCAGGTCGTCGTCGGGTGGGTGATCGAGCAGCGGGTGCAGTTCGCCGGAATGCCCGAAGCCGAGTACGTCGTCGTCGACTACTACCCGAACGGTGACGCGGCGATCGAGGCGTTTGCTGCACCTCAAACGCTGGTGATCTGACGTGCATAGATCCGACGGCCGGCGGGTTAGCCCGCGGGTGTTCGGCGACCCGTCGCGGTGGCTCATCGCCTACCGCGGCGGGCGCTGGACCGTGCACCCGCCGGTCGGCACGTTCTGGGGCCGCAGCAGCACGCACGAAACCGGCGACCAGGCCCGCGCCGCGTACCTCCAAGAGATCGCACATACCGGGACAGGAGCCCAAGCCGCATGAGCGCCCGATCGACATTCGCAGCCCGCTACCACGGCCGTTGCGCAGCCTGCCCGAGCCCGGTTCAACCGGGCGACGAGGTGGCGTTTTTGAGCGACAGGGGCCTTATACATGTTGATTGCGAGGACACCTCGCACGACGAGACAAAGGACCGTCGGCACGCCGTTTGCGCGGTGTGCTGGCTTGAGCATCCGAAAGGTGAGTGCCCTTGAGCCGCAAAGCGCATCGGTGCCCCGGCGAGGGGTGTGGGTACTGCGAGCGTCGCATCGCCGAAGCCGAGTACGAGCGTGACCACGCGGCCGACGATTACCCCGACTACTACGACGGGACGTAAGCACCCGCTGCGCCAGGCGGGCCGAAAGGGAAACGGGCGCAAGGAAACACAACTGAATAACAACTAAACAAAGGAACGCAGAGCACATGGCAAACGATTCGTACGGATTCCTCGGCGGCGGCGGCCCGGCCTCGGCCAAGTTCAAGAGCCACGGTGACACCGTGGGCGGCCCGATCGCCGTAGAGCCCGAGCAGCGGCAGCAGACCGACCTCGACACCAACGAGCCGCTGACGTGGAAGGACGGCAGCCCGCGTATGCAGCTCGTCGTCACCGTGCAGACCGACCTCAACGACCCCGAGGTCGACGACGACGACGGCCTGCGGCGCCTGTTCGTCAAGGGCGAGATGCGCAAGGCCGTGCAGAAGGCCGTCATTGCGGCCGGTGCGAAGGGCCTCGACGTCGGCGGCGAGCTGTACCTCACCTACGTGGGCGACGGCGAGAAGAAGGGCCACCTGACCCCGCCGAAGCTCTACAGCGCGACCTACAAGAAGCCAGCCGCGGGAGCGGCACCGGCTGCGGCGGCCCCGGCTGGCCTGCCGCCAGGCGTCACGCCCGAGGCGTACGAGGCCCTCAAGAATCTGGGCATGGTCCAGTAAGGACCGAGTACCGACGGCGAGCCGGTGGCGCATATGACGTCACCGGCTCGCCTTGTCTCTCAACACGTTTCACACCGGGATAGGAGCCCCGCATGATCACCGTTTACACAACAGGCCCGGCCTGCTACAAGTGCAAGCTGACCAAGGATGCGCTGAGCAAGGCGGGCGTCGCGTTCACCGAGGTGCGGCTCGACCAGGACGAGGCCGCCGCAGCAGCGATGCGCGACGCCGGTCACGTGATCGCGCCCGTGGTCGTCGACAAGCTCACGGGCGCAACGTGGTCCGACTTCCGGCGCGACCTGATCAAGGCTGCGATCGAGGCCCGCGCCTGATGGCGGCAAGGCAGGCATTGAGCCGCGACCGCGTGGCGCTGTTCGATGCAATCAAGTTCAACCGCGCCGACGGCCGGTGCGAGTGCGTCGGCGAGTGCGGCCGGTCGCACCGTTTCGGGCCGATCGACCGCTGCGGCAACGCCCACGGGCGCCCGGCGGTGCATGGCGCCGACAAGGTGGTCAGCCTCGCCGTGCGGCACCTCGACGGCGACGAGTGGAACGAAGACGACCGCAACCTGCTGGCGATGTGCCAGACGTGCGTTAAGCGGCACCGCGCGAAGCTGCAGGCCGCCGCAGACAAGGCTGCCGAACGGGCGGCGATCGAGGCACAACACGACGGGCTGTTCTCGCTGTGAGTGGCGCGAATCGTGCAGCCCTACAACTGAATAGAGGCATGAGTGAACGGTCTAACTGACCTGCTGGAAACGCTCGGGTACGTCGAGGGTGAGCACGTAAGCGTCAACTACCAGGCGCCCGGCGGGCCGTTCTCGTCGACGGTCGTCGAGTACGTCGAGGACAGCGACGCCCTGCAGGGCCTCGCCCTGGCGCTCGGCAACGATCGCAACCTGTGGTTTGGCGTCAACCCAACCCGGCCGCGCAGTAAAGACGAGGGCGGGCGCGGTACGGCCGAGGACGTCACCCGACTGGCCGCGATCTGGTGCGACCTCGACGTCAAGCCCGGCGCCTGCCGCGACCTCGCGCACGCACACCAGGTGATCGACGAACTGAGCGCGATTCTCGGGCACCGGCCGTCAGCCGTCGTCATGTCCGGCAATGGGCTGCAGCCGTATTGGCCGATCGACGACGGCACCATTGCCCCCGCGGGCGACGACTGGCAGAGCATGGCCGAGCAGAGCGCTGCACTGCGCGCAGACGCGGCGGCACTGCTCAAGCGGTGGGGGCGCCTCGCGTGCATCGTCGCCGACGGCCTGGGCGCCAAGATCGACCGTGGCGTGTACGACCTCGCCCGCGTGCTGCGCGTACCGGGCAGCTACAACCTCAAGGATCTGAACGAGCCCAAGCTCGTAACGATCGACGCCGACACCGGCGCCCCGCTGTCACTTGACGAATTGCGCGAGCGCCTCGACGAGCACGGCGTCGCCGAGTATGAGGGCGACCGGCGCACCGCGGCGGCCGAGGTCGTCAGCAAGCCCGACACATGGAACTACGCGCCGACCACCTGCGAGTATTTCGCGCCGACGATCAAGGCATGGCACGACGAGCCGATCACCGAGCGGCATCCGTGGCTAATGCGAGTCACGGTGCGGCTCATGGCCGCGCTGCGCAACGGCTGCCTGTCGGCCGACGAGTTCCCGGCGGCCCGGCAGATGATCGTCGACAGGTTCACCGCGGAATGTGAGCGCACCGGCCGCGAGGTTCCCTCGTTTGAGATCCCGAACGCTTTCACGTGGGCAGCGATGCACGTTGCGACCAAGACTGACGGCGAGCTGGCTACGGAGTTCGGTTCACACCTTCACCTGTGGGAGCGCGCCGCACCGCGGCAGATCGAGCTTGCCCCGATGCCCGCCGACGACCCGGCCCCGTCGACGACCCCCCCGCCGTCGGCCGACACGACGACAGACGGATCGCTTGCCCCGGTCGTCGATATCAACGCCCGGCGTAACCCGGTCGCTGCGGCCGTCACCCTGACCGACACCGGTAACGCTGATCTGCTCGTCGAGGCGTGGGGCGCCCGGCTGCGGTACTGCCCCGACACGGGTAAGTGGTTGTCCTGGCATGGCACCCGCTGGGAGCACAGCACCGACCAGGGCGAGGCTATGGTCGCCGCGCGGCACGTGGTCGAGGCGATCCGGCTCGACGACGACAGCCCGAAAGACGTCGTGCAGCACCGTATGCGCAGCCTGTCGCGCAAGGGCCTTGAGAACATGGTCGCCCTCGCCAAGACGTCGCCCAAGATGCGCGTGCGCCTGGCCGACCTCGACGCCGAACCGTACGAACTGAACACGCCGAGCGGCATCGTGGATCTGCAGAGCGGGCACCTGTCGCCGCACAACCCTGACGGGTGGCACACGAAGCAGACCGGCGCCGGTTACAACCCCGCTGCGGCGGCCCCGGCCTGGCAGCGGTTCCTCGCTGGCACGTTCGGCGATGACGTGGAACTGATCGGGTATGTGCAGCGCCTCGCTGGGCTCGCTGCGATCGGCAAGGTAACCCACCACGTGATGCCGTTCCTGTTCGGTGGTGGGTCGAACGGTAAGAGCGTGCTCATGGACGTGCTCAGTAACGTGCTCGGCGATTACGCGATCACGGCCCCGGCCAACTTCCTACTTGCGGGGCGCGATCGGCACGAAACGGAGATCGCTCGGCTGCACGGCGCCCGCATGGTCGTGTGCTCGGAGATCAACGCCGAGAGCAAGTTTGACGAGGCCAAGGTCAAGGTGCTGACCGGCGGCGACATTCTGAGCGGCCGGTACATGCGGCAGGACTATTTCGACTTCACGCCGTCTCACACCCTGTTCCTGATGGGTAACCACCAGCCCGAGGTCAGCGCTGGCGGCACGTCGTTCTGGCGGCGGCTGCGCCTAATCCCGTTCCTGCACACGGTGCCGCCGGAGCAGCGCAATCCCAACCTCGCCGTTGAACTGGTCCGCGACGAGGGCGCCGCAATCCTCGCGTGGATCGTGGCAGGGGCTCGTCAGATCGTCGCTGACGGCCTCCGCGAGCCTGCCTCGGTCATGGCGGCCACGAAGGAGTACAGCGAGCAGGAGGACGCTCTCGGGCGGTTCATCGCCGAGTGCTGCCTGTTGACGCCCGGCGCCACCGGCGGGGGCGCTAAGCCCGCAATGGTGCTCAAGGCGTATCAGCGGTGGGCGATGACAAACGGCGAGGACGCGATGGTGTCGCAGATCAAGCTCGGGCGTGAGTTGTCGGCGCGGTTCGGGGTGCGCAGCGTGGCGTCGAACGGGGCGCGGGTGTACAGCGGCCTGGCGATGGCCCCCGGCTGGGACTTGTCGAACGAATGGCAGGGGCGCTGATGTGCGGGGCGCCAGCAAACAGTACGGATCTGTTCTCGAAAGCGTGCGGATCAGCACGGGTAGCACGGGTCCGCACAGCTTCAAAAAATCGAATTGTGCTGGCGTCCGCGCAGGTTAAATACCCTTTTAGGGTTGTTAGCACAGATAGCACAGATATTTACAGGTTGTCCTCACGTGTAGAGATTCCGACTGTTTCCCCTGGTCGTCTCTCGCCAAGTGCCTTGTGTGGGGCTGATATACGAGAATCCGTGCTATCCGTGCTGGTCTCGCCTGTGGCTAACGCCGCGGGCCGTCGGGCGCCGTAGCGGAGGCCCGCCGGTTCGATCGAGGCCCCGACAGGCCGGAATTGCGCCGCGGGGCCGCGAAAATGCTGCTCGACCAACACAACTGAATATTGGAGATACGAGTGACTGACCACACTCTCGATCTGCGGATCACCGGCGAGGTTGGCCTAGACCCGGCCGCCGTCGCCGAGGCCGCCGCACGGGCTGAGGATCACGCCAAGGCACAGGCCGCCGAGATCCTGCTCGACATGGTGCCTGCCGAGTCCTGGGAGGCGCTGCACGCGGCTCTGAGCGCCCGTGTGACGCACGAACGCAACGGCGGCAGGCAACTGCGCATGTTCGTGCCGGGCAAGCCAGCACCGCAGGGCTCGAAGGACTTCAAGGGGTTTGCGAAGCCGAAGCCGGGCGAGTCGCGCGGCAAGGCGATCCTTGTCGAGTCGTCGCCGTATGTCGGGCCGTGGCGCGAGCGCATCGCCCTGGCCGCCGCTGACGCGATGCTGCAGGCGGGTCTGCCGGTGCTTGATCACCCGCCGGGCTCGTCTGCTGATCGCCGGTATCCGGTCACGACGTCGCTCACGTTCGTGATGCCTCGCCCGTCGGGTACGCCGAAGAGTTACACGCCCCCGGCTGTGAAGCGCCCCGACCTCGACAAGCTGGCGCGTGCGGTGCTCGACGGTTTGACCGATGTCTGCTGGATCGACGACAGCCAGGTCGACGACATGCATTGCCGCAAGGTGTTGGCCGAGGTGGCGCAGCAGCCGGGGCTGCATGTTCGTGTCGCGTCGCCGGGCTGGTCTGACGAGGCGATCGCTGCTTGGCAGGCCGCGCAGACGGGTGCGACGTATGTCTGAGCTGATCGAGTTGTCGGTCGACGAGGTGCAGCGGTTCGCCGACGTGGTGCGGGCTCGCATCATGCACCCGTCGCACACGCCGGTGCAGGCGATCCGCGCGGGTTTGTGCGCTGTGAATGGGATGCGTCTCGACGGTGCGCGCCGGGTGCCTGTTTCGGGCAGCCAGCTCGCCGTGCCGCGTGTGCCGAAGCTGCGCCCGGCTGACCCGCCGCGGGCTCGCAAGGTTGGCCGTCTGGGGATCGCTGAGCGGTCGTCGGAATGGATGGACCGTGACGGTGATCGTTGGCGTTGGTGCTTCATGCGTGAGCAGTGGCAGTACAAGCCGCTGAATCCTGAACCGTTTGAGGCCGACGAGTGGATCGACTGCCCGAGCGATGCAACGGACGGGGCGCCGACGTCGGTTTATGCGCCGTTCACGGAGGTGCCACGGTCGTGAGTTTGCCGGATACCGCCGTTTCTACCGATCGCCGCAGTTCACCGGGGGTGCTCGAGCCGCTCGCCGGCGTTAGCTACTACGGGTCGCCGCGCCCGACGCGGCCGAGCGAGCTTGACGTCGACACGACGCCGAGCGTGCCTGTGCCGCTGGGGAAGTGCTTGCACTGCTCGGCGCCGGTGCAGTCGTTTCTGTGCTGGTCGTGCGTCAAGATGCTGCGCCGGGTGCTGGCTGATGTGCCGTGGCTGTTGCGCCGGTTGCATGAAAGCGCCTATGGCGAGGCGAAGGTCGCTAAGCGTTCGGGGCTGCGGGTGTCGACGGGTGAGGTTCTGCCGTCGCTGCCGCTCAACTCGCGCGCGGCCGACGTGCTGCGCGACGCTGCCCGTTTGGTGCGTTGGTCTGAGCAGGTCGCTGGCGCGACGTCGCAGGCGCTCGCTGACCCGGCCGCGTGCGAGGGTGCCGCGCGGTACCTGGCGGCCGAGCCGGGCCGGATGCAGCAGCACCCGTATGCGCCTGATGCTTTGCGTTGGGCGCTGCAGTGGCGCCAGGACGCCGAGAAGGCGGTCGACTTGCCGCCGGAACTGACGTACGCCGGGCCGTGCCAGGCGAAGCGCACCGAGGACGTGATCGAGGGGGGCGTCGTGATCCGCACGGTGCTCGTCGGTACGTGTGGCGCTGGGCTGTACGTCGACGCCGAGGCCCTGGTCGCTGAGTGCTACCGCTGCGGGGCGTCGTGGCGGGTCGAGGATCTGCAGCGCGAGGCCCTGGCGCGAGTCGACGATTCACCGAAGACAGCGGCCGACATGTGGCGGCTGTTCAAGATGCTTGGCCGCGACGTGCCGCGCAGCACGTTCTATCGGATGATGACCGAGGTCGAGGCGCACGACTACGACGCCGACGGGTATCCGGTGTACCTGCACAGCGCCGTCGCCGCCGCGCTCGACGCCCGCGACGAGGCCGCCGCTGCACGCAAGGCTGCGGGTAAAGCCAAGCGCGGCAGGCCCCGTAAGCCTGCGACTGTTGATGCGCATACAGTTGGTGTTGACGTACAGACAGCGCCGGTGTTAACGTCTGCGCCGTCTGAGTCGGTTACGGGATAGGAGCCCGAAATGTCTTTGAAGCGCAACGCTTTACTTGCGTCGCTCGGCGCTGTCGCCGCTGCGGCGAGCTTGGCCCTGGCGCCGGTGTCGCAAGCCGAGGGTTACGACCCCGGCTGTAAAGAGGACTTGTGGGGGTTCCTCGGCAGCAGCCGCCGGTTGATCTGTGACGGCCCGATCCAGCCCGACGGGTCGTGGATGCGGTCACGGGAGTTCTACATTCCTGCGCACCGCGTGCCGCTGCGCACGACGTGCTCGGGCAGGTATTCGGTCACGTGCACGACAACGGGCGGGTACTTCCAAGAGGAAGTGTCGGACGGAATCGAGGTCTATCGGGTGACGCCCGAGACGAAGCTCGGCGACGAGCCCGACCACCTCGCTGAGGGGGCCGTCTGATGTACACCGAAACGTGGTACTCACCGCAGGGCGTGCCGGTCACGGCGAAGATCCGCAGCGAGGTCGACGAGCGCCAGCTCGCCGAGTTGTATGCCGCTGAGACGTCGCCGGATTCGGCGCGGTTCAACGCGCTGCACCAGGGCGCTAGCAGCGCGACGCGGTACGCCTGGAATTACGGCTACCGCAACCCGCGCGTGCCGGGCCGTATCGAGGAATGCGAGGCGGTCGCGTGAAGCGCACGAAGGTGTACCGCGCGCCTGCGGTGGCCGTCGAGCGTCCGGAGGTGGTCGTCAACGGCAAGGTGTTGGAGCCTGGCGCCGAGGTGTCGATCGCGGGGGAGCGTGGCCGGTTCCGTTTCGTCAAGAGCGCCCGCACGTCGACGGGTCGCATTACGTGCGACTTCATTGGGCCGGATGACAATACGAAGTGCTGGCGGTCGTTCTATCCCGAGCGGATCAAGACGGTTCACCGGCTGCAGCGGACCCGCGCGAACGCTGCGGCCTGACGCGCGCTGTTGACATGCATACACGCGACTCGTTACTGTATGCATGGCAACAATACCGGTGAGGGGATAGGAGCCCATCATGCACAACACCCACGTTTACGGCCGTTCGGTCGCCGAGTTCAAGGTCGGCGCCCGCGTGGCGACGAGCCCGAGCACGGCGTCGTTCCTGCGCGGCGAGCGTTACGGCGAGGTCGTCAAGACTGGCCGCGACGTCGTGGTCGTCAAGCTCGACCTGTCGGGCCGCCGTGGCACTTTCGTGCCCGGCATGTTGGCTCACATGGCCGCCGAGTAGTCGGCCGCGAGGCGCCCTCGACCTGCGGGTCGGGGGCGTTTCTCGTTGGGTGTTGACATGCATACACCGCAGGTGTTTAGATACATACATGACCGAGACGACCACCTCAACCGAAGGAGCCACCATGCAGAACCTCACCGCTCACAACCTCGGCGGCGTCGAGTGGCGCGAGAGCGCTACCCGCAAGGCGATGCTGCAGAACGGCGCGCGGTACTTCGGCGTGCGCAACGCCGAGGGCCTGTGGCTGTCGTTCGACGGCGTGGCGCCGTACGCCGTTTCCCGCAAGTCGACCGCGGTCGAGGTCGCCGAGACGATCGTCGTCGACGAGCGCCTGCACTGGGTGCGGGCGCTGTAGCGCCTCGGCGCGTCGCGGCCGATGCGCCGAACGGTGCCCGCGGCGCGCCTCACAATCTCAATCGTTCACACCGGGATAGGAGCCCACAAGATGAACCGTCACATTGATTCGCAGCCGGAACTGTTCGCCGACGGCGACACGGTTTGCGTCCGCGAGGTGTACGAGCGCCCCGACGGCACTCGTTACGCCGTCGAGCGTTTCGAGGTGCAGCGATGAGCGCCCGCACCGACCCCCGCGAGGCTGCTACGCGCTACTTCCGCGGCTGGCTCGCCGCTGGCACCGGCGCGTCGATTCTCGGCAACGTCACGCACGCGCTGCTCGACGCCTCGGCGGGTTCGCCGGTGATCGCTGCGGCGGTGGCCGTCGTGCCGCCGGTCGTGCTGATCGGCGCTACGCATGGCGTGCACGCCCTCGTCGCGTCCCGCATTGTCGGCGTCGCGTACCGTGCGGCCCTGGCGATTGCGGTCGCTGTCGCGGTGGCGGCGTTCGTGCTGAGCTTCGCAGCGTTGCGCGAGCTGGCGATTGAGTGGGCGGGCATCGCCCCGGCGATCGCGTGGCTTGTGCCGGTCGTCATTGACCTGTCGATCACGGGCTCGACGATCGCACTGCTTGCGCTGTCGAGTGCTGAGCGTGCGGAGGTTATCGACCAGGTGCTCGACGAGGTGCAGCCCGCCGCGCAGCCCGTGCCGCCGGTGCACGTCGAGGTGCACACCGACGTGCACACCGTTGCGCAGGCCGCTGACCTGCATGTTTCTGAGCCGGCCGATTTGCAGCCCGGCGCGGTGTCTGTCGCGTCGCTGATCGCCCGCGAGGCTGAGAGCAGCGCAGACCTCGCCGCGCACATGGGTGCAGCCGAGGCGATCGTCGCGCAGGGCGTGACGCGCATCGACCGGGTGAAGGTCGCCGAGGTGCTCGCCGAGCACGACAAGGGCACGGCCCCGAGCATGGTCGCGCGCAAGCTGGGCGTCGGGTACAGCACCGTGGTGCGCATCCTTGAGCACCACACTTCACCGGCTGCGCAGGACGTGCTCGACGTCGAGGTCGAGGCGGTCGCGTCGTGAACGTCGCCGAAACGTACCCGGCTCGTCTGCAGTCCGACGGCCGCACCTGGTATCGCCCGGTGCGGCCCGCGGGCGCCGATCTGTCGCAGTGGGGTTGGACGTCGCAGCGGGAGCAGGCGCACCCCGATTACTGCGCTCAGATCGACGCTCAGACGGGCGGGCTGCACCCCGAGGGGTTGTGTGGCGGCGACTGCAGCGGATGCGTGTCCGAGGGCGAGGGTGGCGGCCGGTACCCGGTGCACCCGCGGAGCGGCCCGCATATCGTCGAGCACGTCCCGACCGGCCAGCGGGTCTACTGCGGCGGCCCTGGTGCGTGCTCGCTGTGCAGCCTGCGCGTCGAGGTCGGGGCGGTGATGGTCGGCAATGACGTCGAGCGCATCCCGCAGGCGGCCGACCTGCTCGCGCTGCTCGACGAGAGCACGGGGCTGTGGTGAGCGCCGCTGAGCCGGTCGCCCGGCCGCCGTGGGCGTACATGCACATGCGGCCCGCTGCGCGGCTGTACGGCGTCACAGTGGCCGATATCGAGGCCCTGGTCGTCGAGGCTGACGTGCGGGCCGTGCTGGTGCATGACGGGCAGGGCGGCACCGTGTGGGCGTTGAACGCGCACGACCTCGACCGCTGGGCGCGTGCCCGCGCGCTCGCTGACGCGGCGGCCCTCGGCGTCGGGTACTACGTGGTGCGCCCGTGATCGCCCTCACCGAAATGCGTTCCGACGAGACGGGCGTGCACTACTGGCGGCGCGGCACCGGCGGCGAGCGGGTGGAGATCGCCCGCGCGGAGTGGCATCGCCTGACGTTCTGGCCGTCGTCGCCGATCTTCGACCAGGTGCTCGACGACCTCGGGCTGTGCCGTAACTGCTTGTGCCGCGACTGCGGGTGCTGCGTCGGCTGCGGTGGCACCGACGCTGACCTCGACCCGCCAGGCTCGCACGGCTATGCGTGCGTGATGTGATGCTCGGGTTCGTGCTGATTGCCATTGTCGGCGGGTTCGTGTTGTGGCAGATCGGTTGGCCGGGTGCTTAGCGTCTCGCCGGGCATGGACGTGGCTCGCCAGCGCCGCAAGTTCGTCGGCCGCATCCTGACCGAGGACGACGACTATACCGTCGCGTATCTCATTGCGCTGCTCGCGATGTTCAACCGTAGTGTCGCCGCCGGGTTGCCTCGCCCGGCGCGTGAGTTCCTGTTCATGTTCGCCGAAGAGTTCGACCGGCCCGACCCAAAGTAGTTGCGGTTCAAAAACGTTGAACGTGTGCGGTTATTGAACCCATCGAGACGCCCCCGCCGGATGCGCCGCGCGGGGGCGTTTTCGTGCGATACGTTCGCCTGGTCTGACCAACAACTGAATATTGAGAGGTGTGCTGTTGAGCCCTGTACAAGTCTCTGATCGGCTGATCAACTTCGCCAGCGAGGTTGACGACGAGACGCTCAAGCAAGCCCGCGAGACGGCCTCAATGCCGTTCGTATATCCGCACGTTGCCCTGATGCCTGACGCGCATTACGGCAAGGGCTCGTCTGTCGGGACTGTGATTCCGACCGAGGGCGCCGTGATCCCGGCGGCGGTGGGCGTCGATATCGGGTGCGGCATGATCGCTGCGCGCACCGTGTACACGGCGGCCGACCTTGAGGGCCGCAAGCTCTCGGATCTGCGCCAGTCGATCGAGTCGGCGATTCCCATGTCGGCAGGCGGCTACAACCGTTCGCTTGACCGGTACCCGTTCACCCGCTCGCGGCTGGACTGGCTGCAGTTCCTCGCCGCGCTCCATGACGTCGACCTGTCGCACTCGCCGAAGTGGCGCGAGCAGCTTGGGACGCTCGGCGGCGGTAATCACTTCATCGAGCTGTGCCTCGACCACCTCGACCGGGTGTGGCTGTTCCTGCATTCCGGTTCGCGTGGCGTCGGCAACAAGATCGCTCAGCGGCACATCAAGATTGCGCAGGCCGAGTGCTCGCGTGAGGCGTTGCCGTCCAACGATCTTGCGTTTCTGCGCGAGGGCACGGAATCGTTCGACCGGTACCTCGCTGATCTGCGGTGGGCGCAGCGGTTTGCGTTCCTGAACCGTGCGGAGATGATGGACCGTTTCGCGCAGGCGTTCGCGCACTGGCTAGGCGGCACCAATCCCGCCGAGATGATCGTCGAGCAGATCAACACGCATCACAACTACACCGAGCGTGAGGTGCACGGCGGCCGTGAGGTGTGGCTGACCCGCAAGGGTGCGATCGACGCGCACGCCGGTGTGCGGGGCCTGATTCCCGGCAGCATGGGCACCTGTTCGTACGTCGTGACAGGCAAGGGCGACGCCGAAGGGCTGCACAGCGCGCCGCACGGCGCTGGCCGCCGGTTCTCGCGCACGAAGGCCCGCAAGCTGTTCACGGTCGACGACCTCGCCGAGCGCATGGCGGGTATCGAGTACCGGCACGGCGAGGCGTGGGTCGACGAGATCCCCGACGCCTATAAGCCGATCGACGTCGTGATGCGTGACGCCGAGTCGCTGGTGTCGATCGACGCCGAGCTGCGCCAGGTGCTCAACGTCAAGGGGCAGTGATGGCGCACATATCCGTGGACGCTGGGCGGCAGCAGGGCAAGACGACTGCGCTGCTCGACGTGGCGATCGCCAACGCGCGCCGCGGGCTGGTCGTCGATTTCTGGTCGCAGGGGCACCGCATGTCGGAGAACGCATTTCAGCTAGCCCGCGACCTGGTGCCGCCGACGGATGAGGGCGTGACGTTCTCGGCTGTGAACGGTGCTCAGGCGATCCGTTACCCGAGCGGCGGCGGTGTGCAGTTCAAGGCGGGCGGCAGCGGCAAGCGGTACGGCTACACGCCGCCGGGCGCAGACATGGAAGTGATCGACGGGAGCGGCCGCAGCGGCAGCATTTCCCGACCCGACAAGGACGACAGGAGCGTTATCTGATGAGCGACACGCATGGATGGGCCGACGGCCTGTACGGGCCGATTCTGACGCAGGCCAAGCTGACGCAGGCCAAGTACACGCATACGATCCCGTTCCGGCTTGGCGGGCCGACCCGGCAGACGTCGGCCGACCGGCTGCGCCGCCGGGCCTCGATCGACGACTCGTATGCCATCGCTATGCGCCTGGTGTTCGGGATCGACGTCGTACCGGCCCGGCCGACTGTCCGCGAGGCGCTGGTCGACGCTTGGGACGCGCTGCGCGCCCTGGTGCTCGTCGTCGCCGCCGTGGCGGGCGAGCTGGCTGCCGCGGTGGCCGCCGGGCTGACCGACGCTCTGGTGTTCTCGTGGCTCGACCCGCTGCTCGACGCGCTGTACACGCTGCTCGACCGCTGGGACGCGCTGCGGGCGCCGTACCGCTGGGGTCGCATCCCTGGCCCGGTGGTGCGGTTCTGGTCGTCGGACTGGACGCACATTGCGACGCAGTACGGCGACCGTGAGCCCGTCGGCGCGTGGCTGCGCCGGGTGCTGCTGCACGTGTGGCGGGCGGTGCTGCATGGCTGAGGTTCTGTTCCTCGACGGCCCGCTCGCAGGGCAGCGCCGCGAGGTGCCCGAGCGTAACGGCGAGCCGCTGTGGTCGACGTTCGTCGTCGAGTCGGCCGCCGGGTGGTTGCCTGACGGTGCGGCTGCCGTGATCGAGGCGACGCGGGTTGAGTACCGGTTCAAGCCCAACCGGCTGAGCTACGGCCCGCGGTGGGTCGGCGCGATCGGCCAGAGGGTCGGCGATCAGGTCGTGTGCGTGCAGACGTACAGCAAGGAGGGCCGCGACGAGTTCGGGGCCGCGTGGCTCGATGACCGGCTCGCCGACTACGCCCGCGATTCGCTCGGCCAGATATGCGCCGAGGCGGGGCTCGCAGCGGCCGAGGTTCACGAAGTCTGGCGAGGCACCCGCCGGGAGGCACGCGAGACGGTGCGCGCCAACCCTGAGGGGTTCCCCGGTGCGATTCATGGCCTGCAGGCGGCCGATAGCGTCGAGGCGACCGACGGCTTGGTGTTCGTCGTGCACGAAGCCGTGGCGTTGCCTGCTGAGGCGGTGGCGGCGTGAGCGTGGCCAATATCAACGAGAAGCAGCGCGCGTACCTCAACAAGATGCTGACCAGGTTCAACGAGGCGATGCTGTGGCAGCTTGAGCACGCCGAGCAGGAGCCTGAGCGCGAGCGTCTGCGGCGGCTGTTCGGCAGCTAAGCGGCCGGCGCCACTCGAGCACCCCGGCTGAGCTGCGACGATCCGTGTTTCGGCCGGTTCCCGGCAAACACCCCCGAGCGATCCTCGGGGGTGTTTTGCGTTGCGCGTCAACAGATCCGACGCCATGGTGTTGACACACATACACCGCAGGTGTTTAGATACATACAGCAAGGCAAGCACACGGGATAGGAGCCCACAATGACCACTCGCCGCAACGCAATTGAACAACTCGCCTTTGACGGCCTCGGGGAGCAGTTGACGTTCTCGCCCGCACCGGCCCCGATGACGCGCCCGGTCGCGCGCCCGGTCGTCGCCGCCAAGCCTGCCCACATGGGCATGACCGAGGCCCGCCGGATCGCCACCGCACTGCTCGCCGAGCACGGCCTGACCGGCTGGGCCGTGACGTTCGACAACGCGCGGCGCCGCGCGGGCGTGTGCAAGTACACCTCTCGCACGATCGGCCTGTCTAAGCCGCTGATGGCGCAGCGTTCGTACGACGACACCATGCAGACCATCACGCACGAAATCGCACACGCGATCGTCGGGCACTCGCACGGGCACGATGCCGTGTGGGCCGCGAAGCATCGCCAGCTCGGCGGCAACGGTCAGCGTTGCTTTGAGCACCTCGACGAGACGGCCCCGTGGATGGGCACGTGCTCGCACGGCAAGAAATTCGCCCGCTACCGGCAGCCCAAGAACCTGACCGGCTGGCGCTGCAAGTGCACCGCGAGCGGTAGCCCGATCACCTGGGCCAAGCAGCGGTAGTCGCGACGGCGAGACGCCCTCGGCCTGCGGGGTCGGGGGCGTTTTGCGTGGGGTGTTGACATGCATACAGCAGATGGATTACTGTATGTATGTCAACAACGACACGGGATAGGAGCCCCCAATGTTCAAGATGATTGTTCAGATGTACGGCCGCCAGGAAGTCACCGAGCACGACACGATCGCCGAGGCCCGCGAGCGCCTGGGCCTGATCGCCATGACGCAGGTGTGCCGGGTCGTCGGCGACGAGAGCACCGGCGAGTTCATCAAGCGCGACCGCGAGGGCAACGACGACGCGCGGGTCACGTGGACGTACGGCGCTTACCTGATCACCGAGGTTGACCCCGAGGCGCTGGTGTACGTCGTCGAGAGCGCCGAGGGTGTCGAGCGGTTCGCCAGCGACGCCGAGGCCCGCCACTACCAGGCGACCCTTGCGCCGGGCAGCAGCCGCTACGCCGAGCCCGCGGCGGCCTACGCGGCCTGAGCGCCCCGCTGACCGCCCCCGTACCGATCACACCGGGCGGGGGCGTTTCGGCGTCCTGTGCCGTTCTGGACCCGCCGCAGGGGCTATGCTGGCAGCATGGACACCGTGACCAAATACGCCGTAACCGTGACCCGTGGCGAGCGGTATTGGGTGCTGCACGTGCCTGCTATCGACCAGTACACGCAGGCGCGTACCGATGATGAAATCGTGCCGATGGCACGGGATCTGATCGCGACGTGGCTCGACGTGCCGCTCAGCGAGGTTGAGGTCGAGGTGACGATGCCGGGCTGACCTCGCGCCCAAACCTGGCGCCCCTGAGCCGTTGTGCTCGGGGGCGTTCTGTTGTTGACATGCATACAGCGACAGGTTACTGTATGTATGTCAACAACTCAACAGGGATAGGAGCCCCCAACATGCCGAAGCGCAGCGAGGTAATCGCCAAGATTCGCAAGGCGGCCAAGGCCAAGGGCCTGAAATTCGAGAGCGAGCGCAAAGGCGCGAACCACGAAATATTCAGCCTCGACGGCGTGATGATTCCGATTGGGAATCACGGCAACCTCGACGGATACCTCGCGCTCAAGATATACAAAGAGTGCGAGCCGAAACTCGGTAAGGGCTGGTGGCGTTGAGTCACTGACCGAGGCACCCCCGACCACACGGTCGGGGGTGTTTTCGTTTGCGCTCGGCTAACCGCCGGCATTTGTCCGATTGTGCCGCTGACCTCGTGAAATGCGCACACTGCGCTTGCGCGGCAAACACCCGTTGTGGGCGAGTAAACAGCAGGTGTCTACCTGCAGACAGGCAACGTCATGTGCGTGGGTTACAGTCCTGCGCATGACAACTCGCTACTTGACCAGAGCGACCGCTGCAGCCGTCGCCCTCTCGATCGCCACGGCTGCGCCCGCGGTGGCTACGACCGTGTTCTCCATCCGCGGTACCGACATTTTGAGCCCCGGCGATGATCCGACCGCGCTTGTGCCGAGCCTGTTCGCAGGCGCAGCCGAGCACGCGATCGACTACCACGCGAACGTGGTCGGCATGGATCGCAACACCGCGCAGGCCGTCGCCAACCTTGCTGCGGCCGAGGCGGGCGTCGACGGGCCGGTCGTGGTCGCCGGGTTCTCACAAGGCGCGATCGCCGTCGCCCTCGACAAGGCGCGCGTGATGGCGCTGCCCGAGGCCGAGCGCCCCGCGGCCGATCAACTGTCTTACGTCGTGCTCGGCGACCCGACGGGGCCTGGCGGCATTCTGCACTGGCTGCCGGGCCGTGTGCCGGTGATCGGCGCCGCGCCTGTCCACGTGCCTGACACGCCGTACGACACGATCGTGATCAACCGCGAGTATGACGGTTGGGCTGACTTCCCAGACCGGCCGCTCAACCTGGTGGCCGACCTCAACGCGGTGGTCGGAATCATCTACGTGCACGGGCGTTACGACGAGGCCGACCTCGATCCGGCTCACGTGCCCGCGGGCAACGTGACGACCGTCGTCAACAGTGCAGGCGGCAAGACGACGACTTACCTGGTGCCGACGGAGCACCTGCCACTGCTGCAGCCGTTGCGCGACCTCGGCGTGCATGAGGCGATCGTGAAGGCGATAGAGGCCCCGCTCAAGGGCATGGTCGACGCCGGGTACGCGCGCAACGACGCCAAGGCCGAGACGACCAAGACGCCGACCAAGACCGACGACGACCAGGCCGCCAAGCCCGAGACGACCAAGACACCGACCAAGACCGACGACGACGACCAGGCCGCCAAGCCCGCGAAGCATGACGCCGGTAAGCCCGTCGTGCGCGACTCGATCAAGGCGACGCCCGGCAAGACCTCGACGACCCCCGACCACGCGGCGGCCCACGATGCCGACGAGCACGCCGCGCCGAGCCCCACAAGCGACGCTGACGGCCCCGCGAGCCCGACGGGGGGTGCTGGCAAGGCCGACAGCGACAGCGGGCAGGAGAGCGGCGCAGAGGCCGCGTAGCCAGCTCGCGCGAGGCGCCCCTGACCTACGGGTCGGGGGCGTTTTGCATTTGGTGTTGACGTGCATACAGCCGAGGGGTATTGTTTACATACCAACAGCGCCCCGGCGCCGAGGGATTGAAAATTACACAGTGATGGGATAGGAGCCCAAAATGTTCGCATGGATTGATGGACAAGCAAACCCGACTCTGCCCGGCGGCCCGACCGACCAAAAGCTCATTTGGAACGGGATTGAGTACGCCGTCGCTTACGACGGGATCGGCCGCAACTGGTGGGCAAGCGAGGGCGAGCGCGGTCTGCCCATGATCCCGGTCAGCAGTGACCGCGAGAAGGTCAAGGCCGCAATCGAGAACCGAGCGACGCACAACCGCGTGCACCTCAAGCGCGAGGTGTTCGACGTCGAGCTTGCAAACGGTCTGGTGCGCCGTGCCGAGACTGACGCAACGGCCCCGGCTGGTCGCCGGTTCAACCGCCGCACGATCTGCGGCGGCTGCGGCCTCGACTGGTTCAAGATGTTGCACGGCTGCTGACACACACGAAAACGCCCCGCCGGGCCGCCAACCGGCGGGGCGTTTTTCGTGCCCGGTTCAAACGCCGCGCGATCGAGCCGATTTGACGCGCGCCGCTTTTAGACTCCATCCCGCACTAGCACAACTGTGCCCAAACCCGGCCCCGGCGCTCAAAAGGCGTGCGGGGCCGAATCCATTCCAGGCGTCGACCAGTGCCGCGCGGCCGTGTAAACGCCTGCGCGCCGTCGGCGTCACAAGCCCGCCGTGCGACTGCTGCAGGCCCTTGCCGCGTGGCTGGTCACCCGTGGCCCTTGGCTGCGGCATTTCACGGCGGGCACCAACTTACGAGAGAGGTCGGCCATGCCAACCAAGATTCTGGAAGCGATCGCAGCGGCGGCGGCCCCGATCATCGCCGAGCGCCTGGCGCAGGAATTGCGCGACGCGCTGCCCGAGATCGCCGAGCACCTGGTCGATGCCGTGATCGGCAAGCTGCCCGATATGGCGCACCTCGACGAGGCCCTCATTGCGGTGCTCAACACGGCCCTTTCTGAGGTGACCAAGAACCTGCCCTTTCCGTTCAACCTTCGCCCCTGAGAGGTACGCACATGACTGAGCCCACCACACAGGCCCCTGCACAGGACGCTGCACAGGAGGGTGCACAGGAGACCCCTTCTGCACAGGCCCCTGCACAGCGCGCTGCTGCACTGCACACCAATGCGCAGGGCAAGGGCGACCGTGCACACCAGCGCACGCAGTACGTGCCAGTGAACGAGGTAGAGGCCAACCGCAAGGCAGCACGCAGGCCCGCACGTGAGGCTGCACAGCCTGCCGCATACGAGCCGCACATCTGGTGAGCGAGGGCCGCAACACTGCGCGGCGCGACCGGTTCCGTCGACACTGGCGACGCATCGGCGATCCCTGCGCAGTGTGCAGCGAGCCGATCGACTACGAGGCGCATCACCTCGACCCGCTCAGCTTTCAGCTCGACCACATAACCCCGCTCGACCGCGGCGGCACGGACACGCTCGACAACACGCAACCGGCGCACCGCAAGTGCAACCGCGACAAGAGCAACAGCCTGCCGACTGACGGGCTCGCGCTGCCGGGCTGCACGTACGAGACGCACCGAACCTGGCGCCCATAGGGGGTGGGGGAGTACCCCCGCAACGCCTCGCGGCGCCCCTCGTAGGCAT